CAGGAGTGCAACGTGGACGCCTTCGTCGCCCAACTCAACGGCCTCTTCCCGCCCGCCGACAACAACTGACCCCGCCATTTGTCTCCGCCCCCTGCACCGAGTCGTTTGGTGCAGGGGGTTTCTCTTTGGACCCACCATGAACCACATCCTCCTCCAACTCGACAAACCCCAACTCATCACCGTCATCCACTCGCTCTGCGCCAAGGCAGGCATCTCCATCCGCACAGGCCTGGACCCTGGCGATGGGAAACCAAGAGTCTTCGCCGACAACTGGAACCTCGGGACCTTCACCCTCCTCAACCTCGACGCACCTCTCGCCATCACCTACCGTGTCACCTGCGTCTCGACCGAACACCGTCGTCTCGTCTTCGAGGTCGACGCTGAGAACGAGCAGCAGGCCATCGACTTCGCCGCCCAACGCTACGACTCAACCACCGACCTCATCATCGAACCCATGACCGACGAGTACCTCGGCTCAGAAAGGGAGGACGCATGGACCGCCGAACCAATCAAGTAACCCTCGACGGATCGCTCCGTCTGCTCCGTGTAATCCACGGAGACCGCCTCTCCGAGGTCGGACTTGCCCCGCAGTTCCGACCCTACTACAACGGACCCCGCGTTGAGGTCCGCACCACCTACCCCGACGGCACCACCCACACTCGGCGTGGTCGCATCGGCATCACCGCCGGCCATCACCCCGTCTTCATCCTCCTGCCCCGCCGCGATTCCCGCTTCTCCTCGGACACCCTCAATGACCGCGACGAGATCGTCCGTGTCATCCCCGACTGGTGGTCCCGCCGCTGGGGTCCGCTCCATCTTCCCGCCTGATTCCCCCGAGTCAGGCTTTACAATCTCTCCAACCCGTATACCATGGAGGACAGTGCAACCGTCGTTCAATCCCACAGACTTCGTCATCTTCACCCCGCACAAGGCGGGGCTGCTCCGTGACCCGGACATGCCACCGACCGCCTTCTACCTTGTCTCTGTTCTCGAGGACAAGGGTGACAACTTCGACTTCGAGATCCTCCTCTCTGGTTCTCGCGCTCTCTGCGAGGCCATCGCCATCTCCGCTGCAAAGAAGGGGCAGCGGGTCTGGCTTCCCAACGAATCGCCCTTCGGAGACAGCAACTCATGAGCCTCATGCTCCACGCCGGCGGTTACTCCGCCTCTCTCGCCGACATCACCAACGTCGTGACCCCCAAGCCCACCGCCACCCACGTGCCCATCTCGCACCGTTACTTCCTCGAGCAGGTGCTCGAGGCCCTGGCCTACCACGGGTACACCGTGACCGACCAGAAGCACGGTCTCATGGGCAAGGCTGGCGAGGACTACTTCGGTGTCATCACCCTCGACCGCGTCTCCCCCACCGGTGACTTCACCCACGTCCTCGGTCTCCGCAACTCCCACCGCCACCGCTTCGCAGCCCAAGCCGCCCTCGGTTCCCGCGTCTTCGTCTGCGACAACCTGGCCTTCCGTGCTTCGGATGCCGTGGTCAAGTTCTCCCGCAAGCACACCACGTTCATCCTCCGTGACTTCCCCCGCCTGTGCATCGACAAGGTCGCCGAGCTGCCCGGTTACTTCGCCGACACCGAGCGGCAGATCGATCGGTGGAAGACCACGATCCTCGGCACTGAACCCGTCGAGGTCCGCCGTACCGCTGCCGACCTGTGCATGACCGCCCTCACCAAGGGCGCCACCAACGGTCGTCTCTTGCCCCGTGTCTGGCACGAGTTCAACCGTGAGGACGGACCCGGCGGACACAACTCCCTCAAGGGCAGCAACCTGTGGTCCCTCTTCAACGCCTTCACCGAGGTCGAGAAGACCACCGACTCTCCCGCCGAGTCGCAGCGTCGCACCGCCCGTCTCTCCACCATGCTCGACGGCATCTGCCATGCCATCGACGATGCCCGCGAGGACGAGATCGAGGACCGCTACTGGAGCGGCACGGGCGAACTCATCAACGACGAGTCCTACCAGCGCTACCTCAACTCCTGACCTGCACCCCCACTGATCACTCGCTCCCCGCCGATGCGACCGGCGGGGTTTCTTTCTCACCCCCTTCACGAGACAGCACATGGGTTACTACGTCACTCTCAACTCCTGCAAGATCCGCATCCCCGAGTCCGACTTCCCCCGCATCTGCCAGCACCTCCTCACCACCGGGTTCCTCACCAACACCGACTCCATGAGCGGCGGTTGTTACGGTGGTCCCGACGACGGTAAGCGGTGGTACTCGTGGGTCGACATGGCCGCACTCGAGAAGCACCTCAAGTCCAACGACCTCTCCGCTGTGCTCGAGGACTTCGACTTCGACGTGATGCACGACAACGACGGTGCCATCGTCGACCTCTGCTACGACAGCAAGACCGGCAACGAGGAGGAACTCTTCGACGCCATGGCCCCCGCCATGACGGGCACCACCGAACTCTTCTGGTCCGGCGAGTGCGGCGCCCAGTGGAAGTGGCTCATCAAGAACGGCGAGCTCCGTGTCATCGACGCCGTCATCACCTACCCCGAGGACTAACCCATGAACTCACCCCGCTTCAACCACAACGGCAAGTCCTACGCCCTGCTCACATGGACATCGGCCATGTCGTGCTGGTCGTGGTCCCTGCCAGCCGGCAAGCACGCTGCCTGCCCCGCCGAGCACCGTGCACCCAACTCCATCTGCTCCTCCTGCTACGCCCAGCAGGGCAACTACCTGTTCCGCAATGTCCGCGACACCCAGTGGGCCCGCTTCGACTTCCTCAAGTCACAGCCCACCGCCTTCGCCGACATGCTCGTCCGCTTCCTCCACCTGGAGTCACCCCTCTGGTTCCGTGTCCACGACAGCGGTGACTTCCACTCTCTGTCCGCCATCCACCTGTGGCAGTCCATCGTGGACCGCTGCCCTGCCACCCGCTTCTGGTTCCCCACTCGCACCTACCTCTTCCCCAACTGGAGGCCCGCCCTTCGCAAGCTCCATCGCAAGCCCAACGCCTGTGTCCGTCCGTCCGCCCTCTCCTTCGGCGACGAACCGCCCGTGATCCCCGGTCTCGGGCACGGCACCGTCTCCATGCACCAGTCCCTGCCCGGCATTCGCACCTGCCCCAAGACCGTATCCGGTGGCTCCTGTGCCGATCACGATTGCCGCACCTGCTGGGACGACACCGACTACGTCAACTACCTGCCCCATGGACACGCTGTCTCTGACGCAGAGCGCCGTGTCCTCCTCACCATCGGAGCCACCAATGCCTGATCCCCTGCCACTTGTCATCGAGGACTGGACCAACAAGGAGCACGTCGTGTTCCGCTGCGAGTACCTCCTCGATCCCGCCCCCCTCTTCGTCACCGTCGGCTTCGAGCGCGATCTCTACAACGACATCGTCATCGACGTTGACTCCATCACCGACCGGGAAGGCAACGACCTCGAGTCCATGCTCCCGTCCATCATCTACGCCGTCATCGTTCGCCGTCTCAAGGCTGACTTCCATCTCATCTACGTCACCGAGCAGTGGCTCAACGACGATCCCGACCGCCGTCCCCTCCCCATCGAGGACGACGGCGTGAAGGAGTGGAAGGAACGCCAGGACGAAAGGAGGGACCTTTGATTGTCCGACCGTGACCCCGACCCCACCCGCTACATCAACCCAACCACGTTCTACATCTTCCTCATCCTCTACCTACTCGTCACGATCCTCGCATCGTGACACCACCCATTGAGATAGACCATGTCCGACCACATCAACAACGATCTCACCGACGACATCGCCATCGCCTCCGCACTCCGCACCTTCCTCACCTCGCCGGCCATCATCGCCGTGCTGCAGCCCTCGATCAACAAGGCAGTCACCGAGGCTGTCTCCGCCGAGTTCATGCGCCGTCTCCTGGCAGACCACATCCTCAGCACCGTTTCCTCCGCCCTCACGCACCCGTACACCGACGCCCAGTCCCGCTTCTCCGACATCCTCGGTGACGTGATCCGCAAGGACATCGAGGAGTCCACCCGCAACCTCCTCAACGAGGACAGCGCCCGTGACTTCATCCGCGAGGAGCTCGGGTCCGAGCCCCGCTACTTCATCCGTGCCGTCGAGAACGCCGTCGAGAACACCATCGACACCGACGAGATCGCCAACATCGTCAAGGACAAGGTCTCCGACGACCTCGACCTCGACACCGACATCGCCGACAAGGTGTCCGACTACTTCGACGACGACGACAACCTCCGCTCGGTGACCAAGCGCGTCATCGATTCCATCTCCATCTCCATCACGCCCAGCGTCTGACCGCACCGAGGGGGCGATGCGACCGCCCCTCTCCCACCCCCACTGATCCCATGAACGACGACATCACAGTCTCCCGCTTCCGTCACGAAGCCTTCGTGGTCCTTGCCATCACCGGCTGGGGCCTTGCCTTCTTCCTCCTCGGCGTTGTCATCGGAGGTGCCAAGTGACAGCCCATCAACCCAAGAAGAACCACCCGTGGCGCAAGGACATGCCCCGCTGGTCGCACAACGTCCAGCTCCTGCGCCTCGCCTTCCCCCCGTCCACCGACGAGCGTCACCACGCCGCCCTCGTCGCCTTCGACAAGGACCTCCGCGCCCTTCTCGCCAAGCACGACCTCCCCTCGGAGCCCTCGTACACCGGGTTCTACCGGGCGAACTCCGACTGGGACAACATCGACACGCCCACTGCCTGCATCAACTGCGCCAACCGTGGCGCCCGCACCCCGGAACTCGACAATGAACCCTGACACCCCACGCACCGACATCAACGACCTCTACAAGGCGCACCGGAGCAACCACAACCCCAGCGTCCGCCACTCCATCAGCCTCGCCATTGAGGAACTCAACACCCTGCGCCGCACCACCGTCGAACTCGAGGAGCAGAACCAGAAGCTCCGAGCCCGAGTCGAGGAACTCGAGGGCATCATCGACTGGCACATCGACATGGTGGTCGGTGACGCATGGCTCTGCCGCATCGAGGGCAAGTACGACGACATCGACCGACTCCTCGGCGAAGCCGTCGGCAAAGAGATCCAAGCCTACGAGATCGACAACCCGCACCACGAGGACTCCTTTGATCCCGCTAACCCTGCTGCCCCCGCAGCCTGACTGCCGTGCCTGCCTCCGCTGGGAGCAGGCGCCCCGGAACCCCGGCGTCCCCACCACCAGGTGGGGATTGCCGGGACCGGATGCCCCCGTCCTCATCGTGATCGGCCCGACCCCGGGCTACCACGAGCACGTCCACTCCGAGCCGTTCGTCGGCAAGCCCGGCCGCCTGCTCCGTGACATCCTGCTTGCCGACCTCTCCACTCTGTGTACCATCTACGGCACCTACCTCGCCCGCTGCGGACCCGAGCCCGACGCCAAGGCGCGCGACTACAAGGCTTGCTTTTCTTTTCATGACTCCGACTTCCGCTCCATCCTCGACGCCCACCCAGGTTCTCAAATCCATGTGCTACTGCTTGGGTCCGACGCTGCTGCCCAGTTCCATCGTCTCCACCTGGGCTCCCGTTGCTCTCATAAAGACGCGATCGCCCGCAACGGGAAGCCACACCAAATCGCGGGCCGCACCATCCCGGTCTTCACCACCCTGCACCCGGCCGCCATCCTCCGCAACAACTCCCTGATCTACACCGTCGAGGACCACATTGAACTCCTCTCCTCCACCATCCGTGGCTGCGCCCCTGTCCCCACCGACCCCGACATCCAGCCGCCCCGACCCCCGCACCATTAGCCTGGACATCGAGACCTATGGCATCACCCGATTCACCGCAGCCGGCCGACTCCTCCCCACCCAGTCCGTCTTCCACCCCGCTCGATCCGTCGACGTGGACGGATGCCCCATCCGCGATCTGGTTCAAACCGTTTCCGTCACCGTTGCCGATCGTGATGGTGACCTGGCCCACCTCCGTCCCGGTCCCACCTTCGTCTTCCAGCTTCACATCCCCGCCCACCGCAAGCACCTCGCCCGATGGCTCGCCCACTCCCGAACCATCCTCGGAATGAACCTGCAGTTCGACCTCCTGTACCTCCGATCCCAGCCCGACCTCCGCTTCCACCTCGAACACCAAACCCTGATCGACCTCTCGGTCCTCAACTACCTGCACTCCGAGCTCCGGCCCGAGCGCTCACTCAAAGCCCTCGGTCCCATCCTCGGAACCCACGCCTACCCCAAGGAGCAACTCGACCGTGACAAGAAATACCACGACGCCCGTGACCCCGAACTCCACCGGTACAACGCAGCCGACACCCACAACACCCTGCTTGCCTGCACCGAACTCGGCCGCCGGATCCGCACCGACTACCCCGACACCGACAAGCTCTCGCCCGAGTGCATCACCCACTACTCCGACACCATCTGGACAGTGGTCCGCATGTCGGAATCAGGAGTGCCTATGGACCGGGCGGGCCTATCCGAACTCGAGCAATCCGTGGTGTCCCGGATGCGGGATGCTGAAGATGCCGCTGCCTCCCTCGGACTCGTACTCACCGGGCCAGGAAGTGCCAAGTCCAAACTGGCCCTGATGCAATCGGCCTGCACCTGGATCGAGCACAACCGTGACCCGGCCATCCGATCCCACCCCCTGTTCCAGCTCACCGAAACCAAGAAGGAGATCGCGGTCAACGACGTGAACCGCCAGCTCTTCCTCAGCTTCCAGCCCCCCACTGATCTCGCGGACCAGCTCAACCTGCTCGGCACCTACTCCTCCCACCAGAAGCTCCTCTCCTCCTACCTCTACCCGCTGCTCCGTCACCAGCGGATGGACCCCACCAACAAATCCTCCCGCCTCGTGGCCCGGCCCAACAGTCCAGTGGGGGTCTCCTATCCCACGTGGTTCGTCACCCCCACTGCCTCGAAGGACGGGGCCGGCGGCGAGGGTGGTACCCTGCAGGGCCGCATCACCTGCAAGAACTTCCGGCATCAGACCGACCCCGACGAGATCAAGAAGTTCTACCGGAGCCGTTGGACCCGGGGCCACATCGTCGGGTACGACCTGTCTCAGATCGAGATGGTCGTGGCCGGCCTCTTATCCGGTGACGCCGACCTCCTCGCTGCCTTCCGTGCCGACCCACCCCTCGACCTGCACACCAGCCGTGCCGTCCAGGTCTTCGGGCCCGACATCAAGGAGAACCCTGACTTCAAGAAGGTGTACCGCCAGGCCGCCAAGGGTGCCAACTTCGGCGACCTCTTCCGTGCCGGCGCGCCCACCCTCCAGACCCAAGTCTTCAAGATGACCGGCGTCGTCGTGCCCATGTCCATCTGCGAGAACATCGTGAAGACCCGCTCCGCCTCGCGCCCTGGCCTGTGGCACTGGCAAGAGACCCTGATCCGGGAGACCCGTGCCCGTGGGTACGTGGCGCTCCCCCTCATCGGGCAGTCCCGTCGCTTCATGGGTGGCGATGCCTACGACATCTCCGAGATCGTGAACATGCCCATCCAATGCACGGCCGGCAACGTCCTGCTCCGCATCCAGCACCAGCTGCACCGCACCCTCCCCTCCATCAACGCACCATCCCCTGACATCCTCATGTTCCTCAACGTGTACGACGCCATCTACTTCGATTGCCGTAGCGACACCGCTGTTGACCGCCTCGACACCCTGTTCCGTGACGCCTTCACCTACGTGACAACCCAGGGATATTGGGCTAGACTGTGCCAGCTGCTGGGTCGATCTGTTCCGATCCGCTACGAACGCACCATCTACACCTGAACCATGCAAGCCAACCATCGCAAGGTCGTCGCCCTTCTCAACCGTGGAGTCAACGCAGCAGAGGTAGCCGATGAGGTCGGCCTCTCCCGCAAGCGGGTCTTCGACCTGGCCCGCCGCCACGGTGTACCCACCAACCCGATCGTCACTCCCGGCGGTCGCATCGAGAAGCAGATCGTCCGTGCTTCCCGGGTCCTCACCATCCCCGAGATCGCGTCCGCCTTCCGCATCGCCGAGTGCCGGATCAAGGAGATCCTGTCCCGGGTGGACCGGGAGACCAAGGCTGTCGTCGGTTGAAGCGCAGCTGGACCATCCTCCAGGACGACCGGGAGAAGACGCCCCTCATCTTCCCGGCCAACATCGTCATGCTCGACGATGCCCATGTCCCTACGGACAAGCGGTCCTGCACCGTTTCACTTACGGTCGTCAAGAAACGATTACAGACCGGCGACTACGCCCTAGAAGGCTTCGAGTCCAAGGTCCTGATCGAGCGCAAGAAGCACCTGCCCGAGCTCTTCTCGAACCTGCTCACCCCCACTGGTCGCGAGCGATTCGTCAAGGCCTGTGACCGGCTGCGATCCGAGTGCGCCCATCCGATACTCATCCTTGAAGGGACGATCGGCCACCTGGTCAGGACGGCCAGAAGCCAGCTCGATGTGGACCCATGGCTGGTGGTCGACGCCCTTCACCGCATCTGTCTTGAACGCCACATCCAGATCCTCTACCTTCCAGCCGCCACCCCCGAACAGCGCAGATCAGTGGGGGAAGAAGTCGCAAGACTCCTGATCAACGGAGCCATCACCCATGCCGAACAACCCGATTCAGACATTCCGTGCAGTTGAACCAGCCAACTGGGGATTCGGCGCGATTGCCACCCTTGCCTCGCAGCCGTTCGTCCTGTACTACGGCAACGCTGGACAAGCTCGAACCAACGGTTCGACCTCCGGTACCACAGTTATCACTGCCCCCTCGCTCACGACCCCCCTGCTTGCTTCGAGGTTCCAACCGTGGACCATCCGCAATCAGGACAACCACTTCCCGGTCAAGGTTCCGAACGCCTACGACCGGCTCTACGTCTTCCCGATGTACGTGGTTTCCACCACCAACTTCGTGCTGTCGGGCGAATCAGTTCCCACGTCCTTTAGCACTGCCTCCTGGCCCACCGGCTACACGGCTCCAATCGTGATGCCGTTCGGTAGGTTCCCGCAGAGCAAGGACAACTCTCCGGTTGGGCCTTCCACGATTCGTTGCCTACCTCGAGACCTCATCCTGAAGGAAACCCCCAGCGCGTCTACTACTCCGGACTTCTCGAACGAAGGAATCTGGACTGCGCTTCCGCCCTACGCGACCTTTTGGCCCACCAACAACGCTCTTGCTACGACGGTTGGTAGCTTTGGAGCCCCCGTCTCCACTCCCCGAAGCACGGCAAGCGCAGTCGGAATCGGTGCCGGATACCAACTTCCTCCGGATCTTTCCGTTGGTGCCAACACCACGGCAGGCAGTGCCGTTACAAACGCCGCTAGCGTTTTCGCTGCAACCCTCAATTCGGCAAGCTCGGTCTTCGTTGGCGCGGGCCTCGAGTTCTCGACCATGGGTTGCGAAGAGATCGTTGTCAGCCACTTGGCTTCGGCAACGAACTTGCCCGTCGTGACAATGGATGCACAGACTGGCGCATCATCCGTTGGCAGCGGCAAGATCCACTACTTCCTGGTTGGTGTTTTCCTGGGGTGAATCATGAGGCGACGATCTCGAGCACAGCCCATGGCGTGGATCACGGTGCGGAGCTACCGCCCCAGGATTGTGCCGTCGCTTCCGGTCGGTGACTTTACACCCGACCCGTTCTATATCTACTCCGACTCGACGCTCTCGTACTACGAGGGAACTAACCCGCACAGCAACACGATGAAGATCACGGGTGTTGATTCGTCGATCGACATCCGGTTGGTGCAGACCTCTGGTGTTGCGGCAACGGTGTACTACAAGATCAGCTCGGGTCGCCTGAACCCAGGGGATTACTCGGTCAACCCAGGTTCGTGGACTGTTCTCAACTTCACGCTGAACACAAGCGCGACCATCACGGTCCCGGACAACTACAACTTCGGATTCGCGGCCGACCTTTCCGTCCCTGGCGCGAACGTCTACCAGATCCAGAACGTCTCCGATGCCAACATCGTGCTCAACACGTTCACGCTGCAGATGTTGCCAGCGGGCTGGGACTACGGATTTATCTTCTATCCTCTTGGAACCAACCGAGATTACGGAACCTTCACTTCTCCTGCTGCCTTCAACGAAGACTTCAACGTCCTCTAAGGATCAACCATGCCTCTACAGATCCGTCGTGGAAACAACAACGATCGACTCGCGCTTACTCCCTTACAGGGCGAGCCGATCTTCGCCACCGACACCAAGAAGCTGTACATCGGCGACGGCACCACCGCCGGCGGCGTCGAGGTCGGCGGCGGCGGCGGAGTTCCACCGATCACTCAGGCATACGCAGTTACCGAAGGCTACGGTCTCGGCGATTTCCAAAGCTACATCCAAGGAGCTGCATACGTACGCCCCGTGACCTCTCAGACTTACGGGGCGTACGTTGATCGCGCCGGAGCTCTGGACGTTGGGCTTACCGCCACGGCTGTCGGTGGATTTGGAATCTCATCCACCAACACCGCCAGCCTCGGCGGCTTCACGCGCATCGACGGTATGAACTACCGATGCGCCGCTTCGCAGCAGTTGGTAAACACTGTCACTGCCGTGGTTCGTGTGCCTACCCTTCCTACAGCAGGAAACCCATTTGAAGTGGGTGTCTGCTTCGGAGATGGCGCCGACTTCCACTCTCAGGTCTCTGGGTACGGAGTTACAGGCATCGCGGTCTACATGACCAAGGATCTTTCCAACTGGACCGTTCGATACACAGGGGTTGATGCCGAGATGTCAACCATCAGTTACGTCGACTTCAGCACTGGTGTCCTCAAGAACGCGGCGTGGCGCACGATCCAGATCCTCACGCAATACAATGCGGGTGTGATTACCTACACCATCAAGATCGGTGGGGCAACGGTACACACCATTACGACCGTAACCCTAATGACCACCTACAACATCGACATGACCTCCTCTAGCTTCTTCGCGCCCCATGTCTGCATCCGTTCCGGCGGCAACGGTGGCGCAGGACGAGTCGAAGTCGATCATCTCAGCATCTTGACGGAGGTCACGCGATGAGTTGGTACGCATACGTCAACCTGACTGAGAACGTCGTTCTTTTTGTTCGGGAACACGATGTCCCCCCGACTCCGGCTCCGCACAAGATCGAGCTTCAGGCCGACGAGTTCCCGGACAAGGGCTGGACCTACGCGCCCGGTGAGACCCCCCGATTCAAGCCGCCCGTTGTTCCCCGCGTGTGGACTGCGTACCAGTTCCTGCTGCGGTTCACCGAGGCCGAGCTCCTTGGGATTCGCACGGCGGCGAACACGGACCCCATCACCTGGCGGTTCCTCACGCTGGCCACTGCCGCACAGGAGATCGTGAGCAACGATCCGCAGACCGTGGCCGGCATGGACTACCTCGTGTCCGCCGGTCTCCTCACCGAGCAGCGCAAGGGGGAGATCCTCGGATGACACCGGAGACGAAGCAATCCTCGCAACTGGTCGCCTCATGGGCACAGTTCGTCGCGATCTGCATCGGCATCGGGACCATCCTCCTCCACATGGGGAAGAAGGATCAGCAGCTCGAGACAACCACCGAGCAGGTCAAGGAGCTGAGCAGCATCGTCTCGGACTTGGCCAAGGCCCAGGTCGTGAGTACCATGAAAGACCAACAGACGGACGAAAGGTTGCGTGACCTTGCCGCCCGTCTTGACCGCCTCGAACGGAGCAAGCAATGAAGGGCAGCTGGAAGACCACCGCCGTCGGAATCCTCACCGCCATCGGCATCATCGCGACCCAGGTCTCGTACCTGCTTGACACCGATCCCGAGACCGTGTTCAACCTGCAGGCTGTGTTCGCTGCGCTTGGCGTGGCTGGCATCGGGTTCTTCGCCCGGGACAACAACGTGAGCAGCGAGGCAGTGGGGGCCAAGTGACCCAGGGTTACGACGACTGGTACTCGGAGAACTCCCCGTGCTCGAACGCATCGTCGCACAGATCACGATTGCCCTTATCTCGTGGCTGGACCGTCGAATCCAAGCTGGCAACAGTGCGGTTGATGCTGATCCTGACCGGGACACTCTTGCTCGTGGCGGTCAGCGCATTCGTGACTGGATGCAGCAGCAGGACCGTCTTCGTGCCGGAAGAGTCTCCGATGCGGACGGGACCCAACAGCGCGATCAAGGTGTACCACCGGATCAACGGTGAGTGGACCTTGTCCCAGAACCGGATCACGATTCCAGAAGGTTGGTACCTTGTTCCTCCAAGCTTCGTGAAGGAGTAGGAGGATGAGGTGGAGATCAACCGGAGCCGGGATGCGCGGGACCACATGGGCTTCCTCACGATGTGGGCCTACGACGCCCATCGCAAGAAGCGCTTCCCCCTCTGGGACAAGCACGAGATCCTGAGCGAAGCCTACCTCCATACCGACCGGCTCCTGGCCACGGTCTACGACCCATCCAAATCCACGGTCGTCACCTTCCTCAAGTCGTTCCTTTGGGGCGCCGTCCACTACAGCTACTGGACCTCGAACGGATTCCGGTTCACGTCGTCGGGACCTCGCTTGAAGATCCCCGTGACAACTGATACACTTTGTGAAGACATCTCGGTCGAGGTTCGGATGCACCGTCTGGAGATCCCCGACCTGACCGAGGAGGAATGGACCATCATACGTCTACGCCATGACGGGTACACCATGACCCGCATTGCATCGGTCCTCGGATTGAAGTCCCCGCAATCCGTGTACAACCGACTCGTCAAGATCAGGGACAAGTTCACAGGACAGGAACAAGATGCCACCCGAAACGACACCGCTCCCCCTCCCGACTGACCGTGCCAGAAGCGCCCGGCAGTACCTCGAGTCCGAAGGCCTCGTGCCCCGGATTCCCTCCATCCGCTCATCCGACTACAGCTCCGCCCTCTCCGATCCCTTCGGCTACTACATCCGCCGCCGGCTCGGCCTGATCCCCGCGCTCTCCTACTCCGAGGCCCTGTCGCGGGGCTCCTACTTCCACACCCTGTTCGCCCTCTACGACCGCGATGATCGCTGGCAGATCTTCAAGCGCCAGTGCTCTGCCCGCCTTGCCGAGATCAACAACATCTGCAAGGAGCTGCGGATCGCCGAATCCCACCGGGCCGACGCGATCCAGAACGAGCAGATCGACCAGGCCTACGCCTCCGCCTGGTACAACGCCTTCGAGAACCTGCCCTGCATCAACAACCAGAGCGCGCTCGACACCCTCTCCGACAACTTCGTCAAGCTCGGCGCCGAGGTCCGGCTCACGTGGATCGACGAGCGGTTCCCGAAGACCCGCCAGGTCGCGCAGTTCGACCTGCTCCTGCTCAACCGCAAGACCAACAAGCTCTGGATCGTGGACGCGAAGACGACCGCGTCACCCCCACTGATCCGGTTGTCGACGGTGAAGGAGGAGTTCCAGACCATGCATTACCTCCACGCCCTCGAGTGGTTCTTTGCCCGGGGTCTGCTTCACAAGCAGTACAACCTGGCACAGGACGTGCAGCTCGGCGGCATGATGCACATGGCCATTCTCAAGCCGTCGATCCAGTTCGGGCAGTCCGACCGCGACTTCCACTGGGAGTCCGACGGCAAGCGCACCGGCGTCTCCGGCCGCATCATGCGGTCCCCCGTCCACCTGCAGGAGTTCGGCGAGTACGTGATCAAGTGGACCAAGAACCAGCCCAGCCCGGAGCCGTGCTGCGGCACGATGGAAGAGTGCCTCAACGTGCTGCACCAGGTCACCGGCAAGAAGCCTGAGAAGATCTACCAGGGCGAACCGTCGCTCACGAACTACATGGCCAGGTGCATGCGCTGGTACCGGGGTGAACTTGAATACCTTGACAAGGCTCCGGATTTCGTGAACGACCCCCCGATCAATATTTCGTACACTCATTCGTCGGTGATGCTTGACAAGGATTGGCGCATCGACTACCTTTCCCGTGTTGCCATGATCTACAACCTGGCAACCCAAGAGGCGAACCCATGCAACTTCCTGAAGAACATCGACGCAATCCGGATGGGGTCGAAGCTGGCGAACTACAGCCCGTTCTACCTGACCGAGCCGAAGGACTGGCCGGCGCTGGTCCAGACGCAGCAGTTCCTCGTCGCCCATCGGGACGCGGGCGAACTGCCAAGCGAACCGGAACCGCACGAGTTCGACGGGATGATCGAGAGCCTCGAACCCGAACACCTCACGTGATGTTCGAGGACGAGTACGTCCGCCTCGTGATCAAGCCGAAGATCGACTTGGTCCTGGAGGACGGCGTCGAGTCCATCGGGGATCTCACCGCCAAGTTCAACAAGGTGTTCGAGTGCAAGGTGTCGAAGTCCCGCATCACCGAGTGGCTCAAGGCCATCGGCTACCGGGTGACCCGCACCGTGCAGATCGACCGGCCGAACATGAAGCGCCCGCCCGCGCCCGCGCCTGTGCCCGCGCAGCGCAGCGAGTACGACACGTTCGAGACCGTGCACCGCCAGCAGTCATTCAACTTCCCGGCACCTACGTCTGTCTTTAGCAACGTACGCATGCCGGGCTTCGAGGAGTAAGCCATGTCAGTCACGACAGCAGCAGGAAAGCTACCGCAGCAGCGGTACTCGGGCCTTGGATTCCAAGGCATCAAGATGGTCCATCCGCCGGAGAAGCTCTTCGGCCTGATCTGTGGGCTGCCCGGCGAGGGCAAGTCGCAGTTCATCCAGAGCCACCCGGACGCATGGGTGTGCAACATGGACTGCACGTCCACGCTCGGGGATCCCCAGGCATGCGTGTGGCCGGGCATCAACCCGCAGGGTCAGCCGATCGACGTGAATGGAGAGCCCCTCGTCCTCACGTGGGAAGCCATCCAGACGAAGATCGACCTGCTCTGCAACCTCGCCAAGAACAACCAGCCCCGGCCGGCCACCGTGTTCTTCGACTCGCTCGGCACGTGGATCCCCGTCCTCAAGGACTGGATCACCCGGTCCAACGACAAGAAGGACTGGCGCGAGATGGACGGCCGCCGCTCGTGGGACCAGCTCTACGACATGGTGATCGATTCGTGCCTCACCTTGCGCCGGTACGGTTACGGCGTGTACATTGTGTGTCACGTGGTCAACGCCAAGATCCCCCTGGGCGACGACCGGTACGTCTTCAAGCCCGAGCTCACGATCACCGACGGCTTCTACAAGCGGCTCTACCCGCTGTTCGAGTTGGTCGCTGCCGTGTCCTCGGAGTGGGTCACCGAGCAGCGTGAGATCCAGCAGCCCGCCATCGTCAAGGACGGCAAGACCGTTCAGCTCAAGCCCAAGGTGGTGACCGAGAAGCGCAAGCGCCACCTGTTCTCCGTCGACTCCGAGACCCTCTCGGGGATCACGAAGCACCGGGTCAAGATGGAGGCAGAGTTCGAGTTGCCCGAGTCGTACGGCTGGGCCGAGTTCGTTCGCAAGTACAACACCAATGCTGGGGCGTAACCCCAGTCAACCCTTTCAGGAGTGTCAGAGTCATGGCAAACAGCAAGATCAGCGCAATGTTCGCAGCCCAGAAGCAGGCCTTCGGTGACGCCAATCCGGACACCGGCGTCGGCGGTCTCGGCGAGTGGCCCACCGAGGGTGAGCACGACTGCTACGTGCTCGGTCTCGAGATCAACGAGAAGGCCACCTACCGGTTCACCACCGATCAGGGTCAGCAGGTCGAGCTCTCGGCCACCGAGTTCCGCTTCCGCTACCAGCTCCTGAACGACCAGGTCAACCCGGACAACCCGCTCGTCTGGGGCGGCGCACCGTTCACCTTCCCGGACAACGCCGGCGCCGTCACCGCAGAGGGCCGTCGCACCGGCCTGCAGATCGAGCGCAACCGCTTCTGCGGCCATCTCAGCACCGTCCTTGGAACCAAGGTGGGAACGGCTGATGGTCTCGACGTGGCCGACGCGATCGAGAAGGTCTCCAACCTCCTCGGCTCGGACAAGCAGGTGGTGTGCACCGTCCGGTGCCAGTACCGCAAGGGCAAGGGCAACGCCGCGACCAAGGTCTACAAGACCGAGTTCCTGCAGAAGCTCCTGTCCGCCTAACACGCACCCCCACTGATCGAGGGGGTGGGGCCTACAAGCTCCACCCCCTCCACACAGTCCTCCTCACGTAGTGGCCGGGGGTGCATCCGCGCCTCCCTTACCGGGCAAGTGTGACTGTCTCCACTTGAAAGCGCAGCGATGGATCGTTTGCACGAGCCCCCGGCCAACTACGAGGAACACACAACCAACGCCCGATTGACGGATCAGGTGTCGACACCCCGCCTCTGGAGTCTTCCAGTGCCGCTGAGGGTGAGACACTCGGGGTTCAAGGAGATGGGGGTGACAGCACCCGTTCCCCCCACCACCCACCCTGGGTGTTTCACCCTCCCGTTACTGGGAACACCCCACCTGCTGACATACCCAGGTGGACGCCACTGGCTGGTTACGACGTTGGCCCTGCCGGACGGATCCATCCCCGACGATCCGTTTGCCAATGAGCCGCCCCACACTCGCGTGGATGGGGCCCTCTGCAAGGGGCACATGACCTTCTCCTCTGCGGGGAAGGCCTACATGATCAACGTCGATATCACCAGGGCCACCCTGAAGGGCATGGCCGCCAGGGTCCTGGATCGTGAGCCCGAGTCCAGGATCCTGGTGCGCCTGCTCCCTCGCTTCTGCCTGGGCGCCGTCCGGTGGTACCGCCAGCAGGGCTGCCTTCAGTTCTGGGCCGCCATCTAGAACGAGCCGAAGCTCTCGAACGGTTTCCCCGTCTCCTGTGCCATCACAGCCTGCTGCTCTGCCGTCAGCGGCAGCGTCCCGATCTGACGAGACTGCATCCTCTGGCGGGCCGTGTCCGCCCCCATGATGGCCTCCGCCGACACACCCAGCTCCGGTGCCCTGCTGGCCGCCAGCTGCTGGAACTGACCTCGGAGCTCCGGGGGGATCCGCTCAAGGATGCGCTCCGTCCTGGGCACCAGCCGGTTCTTCATCGCCTCGTCCAGCTGGTCCTTGCTGATGGTCAGCTCGATCCCGAACCGCCGCTTGAACTCCTGCTTGACCCCCTGCATCTTCGGGATCTCGTTCGCCAGCAGCGCCGCAATCGCCCGCCGCCGGTACTCCACGATCTGGTCCCGGTTCTTCAGCAGGAACGCATCGAAGTCCGCCGTCTGCTTGAACGTACCGAAGTCGACACCCAGCGCCTTCGCGAAGATCTGGCCCGTGCCCTGGTAATCGATCAGGGTTCCGTCCGCCTTGTACACCGGCACCCGCCCATCCTCTGTCTTCGTCTTGAAGTCCACGTAGGTCTTCTGCAGGGAGCCCGGCAGCCCGAACAGCGGACCCTCCATCAGGTTCGGCATCATGCCCATCACCCGGGCCGCCGCAATCCCACCCGGCACCAACCTCGGCAGGTTGTTCTGGATCAGGTCCCGCTGCCCAGGATCCAGCGCACCCCGGATCAGGTTCATCGGGATGTCCACCACCGGCGGGATCGGCACGTACTCGTTCCCGTCCTGGAAGAACCGGTCGCCTCCGACCGCCTGCGTCAAGCTGGCCCCGAACAAACCGGGGCTCAGGTCCACGCCGAAGGTGTTCTTCCCCATCTCGTAGAAGACCGCACTGATGCCCATGCCCCGCAGGAAGTCCTGCCCGATTCCCTTGAAGACACCGCGGCCACCGAGCCTCGGGCTGTCGTACGCCAGCGTCGTGACCGACCGCAGCGGGAAGCTGAGGAACTGGCGGAACAGCGGGTTGTTTGCCAACCGACCGAACGGGCCTGCCCCCTGGAACGCCAGCGGCGTGTTCAGCGTGTTGCCGCCGAACTGCGTTGCGCTCACCATCTCGTCCACATCCCCGATCATCCGGTAGTACCCGGCCGACCCGGGCTTCACATCGATCTTCGCACCCCGGTAGATGTTCTCGACCGCATGGGCCGCCACGTTGCGGTTCATCCACTCGGCCTTCTCAAACATCTTCATCGGGTAATCGAAGAAGTAGCTCTCTCGCCTTCCCACCCTACCCAGCTTGTCACTCTGGAACGAGATCGTGTCGAGCGTCGAGAACGTGTCCCGTCCGATCTGCACCAGGTTCTCGCCCTCCATGTTGGAGAACTTGAAGTGCTTCCGGATCAGGCCCTGCTGCTCATCCTCGCTCAGCGCCCGCACCCCGTACTTCCCGACGCGCTCCGTGATGTACTCGCCCATCTCCTTGAACGCCGAGCCGTACGCCTTCATCACGTTGCCGAGCCCGCCGTACACGCTCGCATACAGGAGCGGCTGCATCAGGTTCATCGTCACGCTGCTCAGGTTCAGGCCGAGGTGCGTCACATAGAAGTACTTCGCCAGCTGGCCGCTCATGCCCTTCGCCTCGCCGAACGTGAGCTTGGCGTTCGCCATCTCGTCGAGCCGGTCGTACATGCCCTGGCCCCACTTGCCGGCGCCCTTCATCGCCGCACCAACCGGTGAATCCAGCACCGCCCTCAACCCCTGCTTGCCCCGGATCAGCGCCATGTGCGTGGCCACATGCTCGACCTTCTGCACCCCCACTGCTCCGCGCAACATCACTTCGAGCGCTTCCTTCGCGGCATCGTCCTCCAGCAGGAAGTGCTGCCGGTGAAACAGCTCGGCCAGCGACTGGCCGCCCGTCATCAGCGAGGTCCGCTTGAACGATTCGTCGAGCTGCTTCAGCTTCTCGGGGTTCGCCAGCCGCATCGAATCCTGGACCGCCTGGCTCAGCCTCGGCATCTGGTCGGTGGTCCGCACGAACATCGAGTGCGTCACGCCCGTGTCCCGGAAGTGCCGGGCCAGCGACTCCTGCGCGTTGATCTTGTAGACCCGCGCCGTCTCGCCCTTCGCAATCAGGGTCTGCACTTTCCGCTCCGCACCCTTCAGGACCTTGAGCCCTTCATCGGTTGCGCCGTACTTGCCGAACACCCGCTTCAGGTCGTCGGGATCGAAGCGGCCGGCCGAGCTGATTCTGTTCAGGCTCGAGCCCGTAGCCACCAGCGCCCGGCTCCTGCGCTGCTCCATCAGCCGCGCCACATCGCTGGTCCCCTTCATGTCGATCAGGTTCCTCGGCAAGTACGAGCTCGCATCCTGACCCTCGACCATCTGCCGAAGTGCCTTGAGCACATCCTCCTTCGGCACCCGGCCGGACGCGATCTGCGCCGCCAGCTCCGGGCCCATCAGCGTGGCCGCCATCTCGGCACCAGTTCCACTCAGCGCACCCTTGCCGCTCAGCCCCATCCGCAGCCCGTCCCACATCCGCAGCAGCTTCTGCTCGTCTGCCACGAACACGCCCTTGGCTGCGCTCTCCGCCTCGTTCCCGAACAACCTCATGCGCCGCTGATCCATGGCACCCCGGTACGCATCCCGCAGATCCGTGAGCCCGTTCTGCGCCAGCATCTTCTCGATGTCGGCCGACACCAGTGCGCCCTGCTCCTTGGTCTTCACCTTCTCCAGCCGGAACACGCCGTTCTCCAGCCGCTCCTTCTTCGTGCCCTTGAACGGATTGCCCGCCTTGTCGTACGTCCTGATCCGCCACATCTCCTGCTTCGTCTTCTTGTCCGCACCGCTCAACGATGCCCACAGCAGGTCGTTCAGATCCTCCGCCTTCTTCTTCAGGGCCGCACCCTGCACCTTCTCCGGGTTCAGCGACTCAAGCCCGTGCTTCTCCAGCACCTTCTGAAGCGCCGGGCCCACCCTGCCCAGCATCTCCTTCTCCATCTCGTCCACGCCCTTCGTGAACGCTTGGACCGCCGGCGTCAGCGCCGTGCCCCGGAACAGCTGCATCGGCGCCAGGAACCCAAGCGACCCGAGCAACCCACCCTGCTCCTTGACGAACGGACTGAACCGCTCGCTCATGTCAAAGATCGCTCGGCCCGTCCGGCTCAGCGCCTGGCCAGCCACCGGACTGGTCACCGCCATCAGCAGCACGAACGGATTCGTGAGCACATCGATGGCCGCATCAGTGACCGAGTTCCTTCCGACCCGCTCCTTCAGCCTGGTGGTGAACAGGTCCCGTTCGTTCGGGCTCAACCCATCCACATCCACCAGCGTCTGCAGCGCACCACGCACCGTCAACTCGTTGTCCAACGCCTGCGTCAACAGGAGCTGCGGCTTGTCGTAACTCGCCAGCTGCTCGAACGGTAGGTTCATCGGTACCTGGCTCATCTACTCAGAGTATCACCAAAGACAAAGGGCCACCCATGACAGGTGGCCCTTCGCAGGGGGAAAAGATGCTTGTTGATCAGACCTGGCTGCGCCAGCGCACCTGGATCTGGAATCCGTTGATGCCCGCCAGCGCGCTTGCGCCCACGAGCCACAGCGTGGACCCGGCCTCCATCAGGTTGTTCGCGGTCTGGATCGTGAACCCCGAGGTGGTTCCCGAGATCCAACGCGCCGGGAACGTGCCCGCTGCAGCCAACGCCTTCGCCGCCGTGATGTTCGTCTGAGCCGGAATGCCGGCGTCGGTCGGCAGCGCATCCGAAGTCACCTTGCAGAACCGGAGAGTCTCGTCCGCACTCGGCGCATCACCGAAGTACGCCACGATCGAGTCGACCACCGAGAGGCGGTCGAAGTACAGGATCGGGATGAACTGCTCGGTCGTGCCAGGAGTGACGGTCACGTTGGTCACGTGGAAATCGGACGGGTAGTACTTGGTATCGAGCGGGATCTGGCCGGCCATGGTTCACCTCAGTAGGAGTTGACGAGCGACTGCATCACGTCGGGAGAATCGGGGGTTCCCTGGGGGTTTCCAAACCCACCCGTGGCCATCTGGTACGCCACGCTCTCCAGGAAATCACTCCTCTGTCCACCGCCGATCACGACTGCCCCGTTGGGCAAGGGTCGTCCCGCCAACAGCTGATTGTACAGCTGGGGGTTCGCGGCCGCCAGCCTCACCATGTTGTCCGCCATCGCCCGCTGCAGTCTCTGCGCCTTCATCTGCTGCGAAGCCTGGTACCGCATCCGCCGAGCCTCGGCCTTCAGGTCCTTGTCGAACCCGGTGAACTCCTCCTTCACGGCCTTGACCCCTTCCCGGACACCACCAGCCGCCAGCAACCCAAGCGGGACGCCTGCGCCCAGCGCCATGGAAGGACTCGAGAAGTCCATGCCGACCGCCTTCGCGCCCTTGGCCACCGGCTTCACCAGATCCGCCAAGCCCTTGAATGCTCCTGCAAATCGGCTCATGACTGCACCTCGATCCACTGGTAATCCAGCCGCGCCATCCGCTCAGCCACCTCGCGACTGACCACCGTGGCCAGCCCCACCACACTCACGTCCTCGTCCTTCATGTACCGGGTCCACACGAACGTCCGGTCCTTCCTTCGCATCCGGGTGGTCCGGCTCTGGTCCCACAGGAACCGCCGCACATCCGCCTTCGCCTTCAGCTCCCGCCCCTTGACCACCAGCGGCGTCTTCGTCACGTTCAGTAGCACCCCCACTGACCCGCTATCAGTGGGGGTGATCTTGACAAGGGAGAACCCGCGGGCATTGTGAGACCCGACGATCTCGTGCGAGAGCTGCTTCACGTCGTCGATCTGAACCATTACATCCTCGCCATCATCTCCGCGATGCTCGGCCGGCTGGGCTGGGCCAATGCCGCCAGGCTGGCCTGCTGGCCACGAACCAGCGCATCCAGCGCCTGGTTGCCAGTGTACTGATTTCGCATCTGGTCAAGGGCCTGCTGCCGCTGGATCGCCGCAAGGTCCACCATCCGCTGCATGCCGCGGATCTGTTCCTTCATGGCCATGTCCTGCTCCATGCCGCCGCCCACGGCACCCAGTGCCCGGATGGCCTGGATCCGGCGCTCATCGGCCTCGTCAACCGTGCCACCCTTCAGTGTGTTCAGCAGCTCGTAGCCACCGTACACAGCTGCCAGCGGCCCAAGGAACCGCATCACCCCGGCCGCCTTGCCGATGCCCTTGGCGCCCTTGACGCCCATCTTCTTGGCACGTTCTTTGAGCATCGCAGTATCCCGATTGGGGTTTGGCTTCCAAGGACCCTTGCCCTTGCCCTTGGTTCCGTACGGATTCGGCAGTCCGCCGGCCGCAGCCTGCGCCGCCGCACCCGTTGTTGCACCAGCCGCCGAAGGTGTCGGAGGAGCCTTAGCCCCGAGCACTTCATCGACCGCAGTTGCTTCCGCAGAGGGTGCAGCCGGGCCAACAGCTGCAGGCGTTGGTGTGGGATTGACGACGCGGACTCCCTCGGGGGAAGCCTCGGTCAATGCCTGCCCGGCGATCCTTGCCTTCAGCTTATCGCGGGTTTCCTCAAAGGTGGCAAGCCTCTTCTTCCAGCCTTCGGTCAGGAAGACATTGCCTTCCTTGTCCTTCTTGGCGTACGGGATCTTCTTCGGCTTGCCTTCATTGGCGCCAGGACCGTAAACGGCGTCCGGATGAAAGCCACTCCTGAGGCGGGTGATCTTGGTCTCCACGGCCGCAAGCTGCTCCTCGAAGGATCGCCTGGTTGCACGATAGGGAGTCGCCGGAACACGACCACCCTCAAGAGCAGCCTTCTCCACAGCAGCTCGTCGCTCACGACGGCCGGCAAGAAGAGCCTTGTCCGCCTCAGCCTGGCGGATGCGACGCTCATACGTGGCCTTCGCCTCAGGATCGAGCTTGCCCTTCTCCTGCTTCTTGGACATCTCCTCGCGGTAGTTGCCGATCTTCTTGTCCAGGGACGCCTCGGTCCAACCCTGGTTTTCCATGTACGCCAAGCGATCCTGATCTCTGCTTCGGGTAAAGGTGTCCTGCATTGCTGCAGCCTTGCCAACCTGCGCGTCGACGTTGCCGAATCCCTTCTTGAGCTGGCCGTTCCGGAAGACTCGAGACTTCGTCCTCTCGGCCAGGGTCACGATGTTCTTGGTGACATCCGCACCAGGCTCACCCATACGGCCGATGCCGACGTTGAGGGGGACCAACACGCCCGACTCAAAGGCCTCCGCCGTAACCTTGGTCATCGCGATGTCGCGGTTCTTACCTACGGTCTCGAGGTAATCCATCGCGTTGGCGTTGCCCCGGATCTTGGCCCAACCCTCGGGGTTGTCGTCGATCCAGCCGGTGCGATCGTCGCCCATCACGTTGAACATGCCCGTCTCGAACATGTGCCGAACGCGGATCTCCCGGGCCTTGGCGCCCTTGGCGTTCGACTTGAGACCAGCAGCCTTGAGCTTCTGCTCGAGCTCCGGCGGATCGCTCCACCGATCCTTGGCGACACCAGGACGCGCTTCTTCAGGCACGTTCGCCGGCCGCTCACCGCGCATCACCTTCTCGACAGACCCAGCTGGAATCGCCGAAGCCGTCTGCAGCGCCTCCTTGAAGTTGCCGTTACTGAGCTGGTTCTTCATCTTCGCCAGAGCCGCCTTCTCCGGCTCCGTGAGCTGATCGATCTCCGCCTGGCTCAACCCCAGTCTTTCCGCAAGGCGGTCACGCTGTTCAAAGCTGATGAACGTCTCGTCCTCAGTAATGAACCCGACTTGGTTGGAACCTTTGGCAGTCGTTTCAAAGTAGGGCTTAGCGCCACCACGAGTAAGAAAGCTGTCCGCAACAGAGCGCTGCGAATCTTTGGCTTCTTTCTCCAGCAGCTCGACACTCCTGCCCTGTGCAGACTTGGCCTCGTCCTTGGTCGCCTTCTGAGATCGGCGAGTCCCACGGGCCTCCTTGCGGGCTGCGTCGGCAGCCTCGTAGGCCTGCGTCTCGGAAACCGTCATCAGTGCCGGCGGAACCGCATCGTCCAGCGCCTTGATCTCTTCAACGGTCTTGCCCTGCCGACGAGCTTCACGAACCTTGGCCAGCGCGTCGTTGCGGGCCACCCGGTAGTTGGCCTCGTGCGAGTCCGCGAGGTTGCGGGCATCAACCGGATTGAAGTTCCCAGTTGTCGGATTGGGAATGGTCTGAACGTAGATGTTCTTGAAGACACCGGGCTGTCCAGCGACCTCGCCGCCAGAACTGATGCCCTCCTTCTTCATGTAGTCCTGAGCAACGCGAAGCAGATCAGCCTGATCCGTGCCGTTGAGCACGATGCTGACCACTTCAGTCTTCCCGTCTTTACCAGGCCTGGTACCACGAACGTAGGCGAACACACCCTCGGTGTTCGGCTGGAACGTCAGGCGGTCAGCCGAAGTCTTGGGACCCCGAGTCCTCTTCTTCGGTGCTTCGGGCGCGGGAGCCGGCTTCGCAGCGCCACCCTCCAGATTCTTCTTCGCAGCCTCAAGATCATCGGGCGTGGCCTCGCGCTCAGGCGCGGGAACCGGAGAATCTGCGGGCATTGCCGGCGCCGCCTTCAGACCTTCTTCGATTGCCTTGAAGTCGACATCCTCGGCCTCCCGAAGGTTGACCTCGTTCAACATCTCCATCAACTGCTCTCGAAGCGTGGGATCCTTGACCGCCTGGATCTTCGTCTTCAGGCCGATCTGCCGATTCTTGGCAGCCTTCAAACTAAGCTTTGCCATGGTTAGCCTCCCACCCGGCCGATGAGATCAGCCAGTCGCTGGTCCGCTTCGTTCAAGCCCTGCAGGCGTCCACGCGCAACTGCCTGACCCTGGATCTGACCGATGTCTTCCCCGATGTCCTCGATGCCCAACGACAGCGAACCCATGCGCCCACTGATGCCGCGCATCATCGAGGTGAAGTCCTCGGGACGCAGGTACTGCAGGTTCGGATCGCTTTCCGTCAAGAGCCGGCCGATTTGGTTCAGCTCCTCGTCGGTCATGCCCATCGAATCAAGGTCGCCCATCAACTGCTGCAGCTCGGCGCTCTGGCCCATGCCGTACGCCAACCGTGCATTGCGGCTGACTCCAACCCAGTCGTACTTGCTGTGATCGACAAGCTTGCCGCCGAACTGACGCATGGTCTGCTGATCGCCGACGACGCCTTCGATCGCATCCTGGATCCTGCCGACACCTGCAAGGCTCTCCTCCAGGATTCCCGCTTCTGCCGACCGCGGATCCATCTCCGCGTACTGCTGCAGGAGTCCCGCCCGGTTCTCGCTCATCGACTCGAGGCCGTCGAAGACCGCCGCGATCTGCTCGTCGCCCATGCCCGCCTGCCGCAGCTGAGCCACGCCCTGCGCGATCTCCTGCTTCAGCTGCTGCTGGCTTGCACCGTTTGACGACCGCGCCTGCGGATCCAGGCTTGCCAGGATCGCACCCTTAGACACAATGTCCGACATGACACGTGCCGCCTCCTCGCGCTTTCCAGGCTGAAGGCCGAACGCATCCCCGTTGAGTTCGATCGCGTTGTTCGCAACCTGAACCGCCATCACGCCACCGTTCTTCATGAAGGCGGTGGCCTTGGTCTCCGCCAGCTCGGGGCTTCCGACGCCGGTTGCCCACTTCACCAGGTTGTCACCGAGGATCCGGACGGCCGCGATTCCTGCTGCTCCTGCTCCGACCGGCCCTCCCGCAGCGACACCTGGACCGAACTGGTCGGCTGCCACGCGGGCCAACTCCGGGATGAAGCCGCCCTCACGGGCATCCTTGAGCACCGCGTAGTCGAGTCCCGCCTTCATCGCGGCTTCGGCCTGCGATCGGCGCACCCCCACTGATTCCTTGTATGCGTTGAGCCGGGCGTCGATTTCGGCCACCCGGTCGTCCTTGAGGCCACGGGCCATCTGCTGGGCCTGTTCGCTGGCACCGAGCATCTGCTCCAGGTTGACCATATCGCCGCGCATCTGGCGGCGACGGAGCCGGGCTTCCACAAGACGGGGATCGTTGTCGACCATCGCCGCGATCTCGGCTTCGTTGCGGCGCATATCCATCTCGAGCTGCTGCATCTTCAGTCCGACCAGCCGCTCCAGGTTCGCCTGCTCCCGGTCGAACTCCATGCGCTGCCCGAACTGGGAACCCTGCTGCGCCATCTCGGCCTGGGCCATGCGCTCCCGGCTCTCGTTCAGCTTCCGGTAGTTCTCCGACTCGGCCTGAAGGCCGCGCTCGAACTGCTGGCCCTGCTGCAGCATCTTCTGCTGCTCGAGACCCATCTGCTGCTGAGCCAGCTGGTAGTCCATCTTGGCCCGCTGGTTCGCACCAGCCTGCTGCAGGAAACCCTGCGAGGCCGCGAGCCCGCCAAGGAACTGCTCTGTGTTCGACGGCATCCGACTCATGCGATGGCTCCGAAGTTAGGCACACTGATCTGGTTGATGCCCGGCGTGGTCGCGCCCGCGAGGTACCCGGTCAACCCGGCGAACATGCTGACGAACTGCCGTGGGTTCTCCTGGATCATCTGGGCCACCGTGGTCCGACCCTGAAGCTCCAAGACCACCGACTGCTGCATCGCGCTTGCGTACGCCTGCTCACCCATCATCCGGACGTTCGTCCCCAGCTCCATCATCTGCTGGTTCATCTGCTGGGACTGCAGCGTCTGGGCTCCGAAGCTGGTACCCATCTGCCCCCGGAGCTGGCCGCCGGCCATCGCCGTCTGCGACTGTGCACCCATCAGGCTCGACAGGTTCCCGCGCATCGACGCCATGGTCTGGTTCATGTTGCTGTAGATGCCGGTCACCGTCTGCGTGACCTGGTTGCTCACGTCCTGCATCATCGTCTGCTTCAGCGCCGCCTTCTGTCCCGGATCCACATCGAGCATGTCGATCTGCGACATCTGCTCCTGCGCGTTCCGACGCATCCCGAACGCCGCATTCGCCGCGTCCTGGGCGCTGGTGTCCTTGAACTCGCCGATGGCCTGCTCGTAGTTCTGGGTTGCCTGGGCCGCGAACTGGTTCGCCTTCGAGATGTCCTGATCGACCCGCCCCATCTGCTGGTCGCGGAACGCCTTGAACTCGTCGAAGCCCTTCTGGCCCTGCTGCTCAAGGCCGCCCGCGAGACCCTGGAGCGCGTCACGCTGCTGCACCCCCACTGATTGCATGGTCCCGATGCCGCGCTGCAGAGCGTCTTCGTACTGGCCGATCTGCCCGCTCATCTGGTTGAACTGCTGGTTCATCGCGCCCTGCTGGTTCGCCATGTCCTGGCCCATCGCGCCAGCCAGCGCCTGGTCCCAGTTCAGGAAGCCCTGGTCAATCCTGCTCTGGCCGATCTGACGGGCTGGACCGTTCGACGAGCGATAGGGATTGCCGGGCTGCTGGGCAGTCATGCCGCCGGTGTAGGGCTGCCACTGCCGGTTGGTTCTGGTGCCCTGGGGCTGCTGCATCGAGACCTGCTGGCCCGCCCTTCGGGGCTGACGCTGAGGCTGCGCTCCCTGCATCGGGGAGTTGGGGAGAAGGGACGACACGGGGTCGTAGGACCCGGGTCCGAAGTTTCCGAAGTTGCCGTTGAACTGGCTCATCAACTACCTCTGATGTTCGTGGTCCGTTCCACCGACGTAATGCTGCCCCGCACGATGCAACCCAGCAACCTGAAGTCCAGGTCGGGACACAGGATCCGGATTCCCGGGTTGAGCGAGGTGCCCTTGACACCGTACCGTCCGTCGGAAGCATCAGATCCAAAGGCAGCGTACACCACGCCTTCGTCATCCTCCACAGACGCATAGAGATTTCCATTCGTATCCTTGGTCTGGGCTGTGGCCACCGGCGCAGCAGCCGTGCCCGAGTACACCAGCCCGGTGTACCTGTCCAGCGGTTTCGTGTCCGTGATCGAGTCGTTGACCGGAGGTCCCGACACGTCGGTGAACGCCGCCCCGACGCTGCTCACCACCTTCATGCGGAACAGGTCGGCGTTCGAGAACACCATGCCCTGCTCCGTCGCAAGCCCGAGCGGATGTCCGACCCACTCGAACGGCACCGGGCTCACCACGAACACGTCGCCGGCAACCGTGCTCGTGACCCACGGGTACACGGCCGTGTCCACGTAGACGCCGGTCGTCGTGTTGTGCATCACCTTGAACTTGCGCCCGATGTTGGCCTGGTTCACGGTCGAGGATGAAAGGTACGCATACGCGAACTTCCACGCATCAGCAGGCACCACCGTACCAGTCGCAGTAGAGACGGGGATCCGATCACTCGTCCAAGCCGCAGACGCCACGAATCGCGAATCTCCGTTGAAATCCAGCGTCGTGATCCGGCGCGATCCGTTCCAGGAGGCGCTACCCCCACTGATCGTGCGCGACGCAGCCTGGTCCACGATGAAGATCGCGGGTCCGTCGAACTGATCGAATCCTGTGCCATTGGCCCGGGTCTCCTGGTTGTCCTGGAGGAAGAAGGCCCGGCGGCACAGGTCGTTTCCAAACTGGGCCCCGGTGAAGTTGATGGGCCAGGAGCCCTGGCACACCAGGTTGAAGCTGGCATCCTCGATCTTCGTCGTCTTTCCGGACGAGAACCACAGGACGTACGCCTCCTCCTGCACCGGGTTGTGGACGAACAGGCAGTTCATGAACGGGTCGTACGCAACCTGCACCTCGGAAAGATCGTTGCGCCACTCCCGAACGAACACGCTGTTCAGGTTTCGCAGCTCGTCAAGCTGGCCCTGCATGTCCACGCTCTTCAATCCGTGGCTCGTGACGTAGAAGGCCGCGCTGCCGACCGAGTCCACGGCACGGTGGTTCACTATGCCGTAGCCCTCGTGCATCTCCGTGACCTTGACGTACGGCCCGCTCTTCCGCAGGTGGTACACCTTGTCGCGGCTGATGCCGACCACGTTGCCGCCGACCTTGGAGAAGCAGATCACCTCGTTGCTCGGCACCGTGGGGTTGTACCGGTTGAACGGCGGGAAGAGCTCGGGGCTCATCTCCATCAGGCTCGACCAGCGCATCTCCCCGAGTCCGCGGTGCGGGTCGTCGATGCGATCCTCGTCGCTGGTGGACTCGATGGGGTTCTTGATGCGCGAGACCAGCATCGTGTTCTGGTAGAAGGCTGCCGTGCCGCCGTAGGGCATGTCCTCGTCGAAGACGCTGCGGTCCACGTACGGGCTCTGGTACACCAGCTGCTTGTCCTCCAGTTCGTAGAAGTACATCGCATGCCGGTTCGAGGTGGTCGCCGGGTCGAAGGTACGGCCCGTGCCATTCTTGCAAGTGTGGTAATCCTCGAGCCTCACGACCGCGTCCAGGAACGGGAGACCGGCCACCATCGTGCCGCCGGCATCCTGGATCTTGACGCTGCGGTACGCATACAGCAGGTCGTACTTGCCCGAGTCGTACACGATCTCGATGCCCATGTACTGGTCCTGCTTGACGCTGATGCTGTTGCCGCCCTGGGTCCGCGTCACCACGAAGTCCTCGCTGCGGACCTGGGCCACGGAGCTCAGCGCGCTCCTTCGTCCGGTCTTCGAGTCCACGAGCACGTAGCTGAAGCTGTAGTCGCCCGGCTCGAACTTGCGGGACAGGTACCGGTTCTCGGTGGTGAAGGAACCGACGATGCTCGACACGCAGAAGTCGCTGCAGTCGACGCGGTGCGCGACCACCTTCCACAGGAACTTCTTGCCGTACGGCATCCGGGCCTGGGGCCAGAGGCTTGCAGGCTCGAAGGAGCTGGCGGTGATGTCAGTGGCGACCCGGTGCTCCACGAGGGATCCGCGGCCGTCCTGCACCAGGTACACGTCGAACAACATGTTCGCCGACAGCGAGTCGCCGTCGGTGTAGTACGCGGTCCAGTCCAGCTTCGGCGTCACGCTGACGCTCGTCTGCCGATTCGCCGGCGTGAGCAGCTGGATCACCAGGTTGTCCGCGGTCTTCCCGTCTGGCGTGGCGCTGCAAAGTCCGACCGCAGGGTTCGGATGGCACGATCCCGGGGTGCCCGGGTTGACGGCCGCACCTGCCGCCGGGAAGGTGTCCTGGGGGCAAAGACCGGAGGTCTGATCCGGGAAGTTGTTCTCGTTGGCGTAGGGGTCATCGGAGACCAGCACCACCTGTGCACTTGCCGGCCTATCGTTGTCGACAACCGTGTAGGTGCCTGCGGAGATGCCGCGCTCCGGGCTCGTCAGCACAGGCTGCTTGCCCGGCCCAGGCACGGTCCCGCTTCCAGAGGCGCCCACGATCACCTGGTTCAGGAACACCTTGTCGACGTAGGTCACCGTCAGCTGCGGACGGATCGAGAAGTTGGCCTGGTTCCTGGCCGCCAGGTACACCTTGGGGACCTGGTTGCTGCGGACCACCAGATCGACCTTGTCGGAGTTCGCGTTGTACGTCGAGTTCAGCCCGCCCTGCACCATGGTCTTCAGGTCGACCGTGACCCTGCCGAGGAAGCCCACCCCCACTGGTACCGTGGCGGAGACGCCGGCGTTGTAGTCGCCGCCTGGGGTGGTCCACGCTGCGGCGGACTTGCGGTTGTTCCAGGTGACCTCGGACTCGATCCAGTCGCCGTCGTTGGCGCCGGGATCCGTGAGCGGATTGATGGTGAGTGTGGCAGCGGACACCAGGTCGTTGCCGGACACCGTGAAGTTGAGCTGCGCGCTCTCGACGGTCTTGTTGGCCTCGGCGGCCGTGTTGAACCGGAGCAGAAGGTTGGTGACCGTGCGGACCTCAAGGGTCTGCGCCGTGCCTACGTTGGTGGTGGGCGTCGAGCTCGTGATCGATGCGTCGGCCTCGGCCTCGTAGGTCTTGGACCGGGTGGCCTCGATGTAGAACAGGGCCGGAGAGCGACCACTCGCGAACGTGTACACGAACCGGCCGGCGACCTGCACGTCGAACTGAGCGGACAAGCTGACGGCGTCCATCAGCTTGACGCACCTGGTCCACGCCTGGTTCACCGAATCCCAGTAGTCGATGAACACGTCGCAGGTGCTGCTTGCCGGACGACGGGCCCGGTACACGAAGCCGTAGCCGTAGTACTCCGAGCCGATGCGGAAGTCGATCGCCTTGAAGTCCACGATCCGGGAGCCCACGCCGTGGTTGGCCTGGTTCTTCAGCTCGTTCAGGACATGGATCTTCTTGAAGCCGGGGAACGGCTTGAGCCCGCCCTCGCTGCGGCCGTCCACACCCGTGAGCTCCGCAGAGTAGCCACGCTGGACCCCAGGCCTTTCGAGCCTCTTGTCCAGCGTGGTCTCCATCAGGGGGTACGGCCAGTCTGTCTTGATGTCCGGCATGGTTCACCTACCGAAAGTATCGGGCAAAGGAGCCCTGGGCGCAGCGGGTTCGCCCCATGCCCCGATGGGGCACTTGGCCTCCGGCATTCGGGCCTTGACGGTCAGCTCCGCCCGGGCGTTGTTGCCGCAGCCACAGGCCTTGCAGAAGCCGAGGGCGGCGTCGGGCGCGCGCTCGAGCCGGAAGCAGGCGTTGCAGGTCTCCAGCCTCATGCGGTAGGTCTCGTCGTCGACGGGCCCCCTTATGACCTGGCTGACCTCCGCCTTGACCCAGCTCGCCGCCATGTCCAGCAGCGACTGCTTGCGCTCCTCCTCCCGCTGGTGCCGCTGGTCCTGCTCCCAGAGGGCCTGCTTCTTCAGCATCTCCTCGTGTGTGGCTGGATCCTGGTTGGCCTCCTTCGAGGCCCTGGAGAAGAAGGAACATTGCCGGCAGCGCTCCTCGGTGGCGTCGACGCCGCCCATCAAGGGGTGCTTGCAGGTACCGTTGTTATCCCAGAAGCATTTCATGTGACAGTCGCAGTAAGAGACCTGGTGGCCATGCAGTACCTCTCGTTCCAACTTGGCCCGTAACAACGAGAGGCGTTGGTATCGCAGCCCTTGTTGTTGCCAAGCGGGGAGAGTCTTTCGTTGCCACAGTACACGGGGAAGTACGGGGACCCCGACGGGTTGAGCTCGGTGCTGTGGTCCCAAGAGTACTTGGTGCACACAGCCGTCTTGTCCACCGTCTCACACGCATTGGCGTTCGTCACGTTGGTCCCCATGCCCCACTCCACGGTGCCCGTCTGGATACCGAACCCGAGCGTGATGTCGAACGTGGACGCAGGAATCGGATTCGAGAAGGTGGCGCTATTGAACGACGTACCCTTGCCCACGAGCGAGAACTCCGGCAGGCAATGCGGTGTCACAGTGGTCGTGGTCGAGTAGCAGGACCCCCACGGAATGCTCGAGGGGTACGGCCTCTGTCCAGGGCAGTAGCCGTTGGGGCAGCACGGGTTCATCGTGGCGTCATAGACCCGGACGTTAGACACCAGTGCCTGGTCCCTCGGCGTAAACAGCAGCCTCGGCACGAAGCAAGTTCCACCGCAGGGGTTGGGTCCGCAGTACACCGTGATCACCGCGTTCGCACCTGCCTGTGCCGGCTTTCCTCCGTACGCACACGCACCAGGACCGGTGCCTGTCCCGAACACGGTGGCCGTGTAGTTGTGGGTCTCCTCGTACATCTTCTTCCACAGCAGCTCCGGCACGGTCTTGCACTCGCACTCGCAGTCGCCGAGCCCTTGGATGAAGTTGCACTTCTTGCAGTTCCAACCCCTGCACGGATCGGCCAACTGGTAACCCGCGGGGTAGAGCCCAGAATACGGATAGTTGAAGTTGGTGCAGGGGACGGTGCAGTTCAGCAGTCCGTCATAGGTGTTACCACCGGTGTACAGAGGGGGAGGCGTAATCCCCCCGACCACAATCTGGTTGCAGCCCTTGGGGTCAATCGTGCAGTAGCAGTTGGGTAATCCAAGACAGGCAGCCACGTCCTCCTCGCGGCAGCTCCTGCGCGGGAACCCGTACGTGTAGATGTTGGAGACCCGGGTGGCCGAGACCTCACAGACATCCGCCGTGTACCTGGTGAGGTTGGCGTAGGTGGGACCACAGGTGTTGTAGTCGCAGCAGCTGCCGCTCTTGGTCAGCGTGGCCGTGATGGTCCAGGCCGTGTAGCCCAGCTGCATGAACTGACCGCCAGGCCCGATCTCCAGCGTCTGGTTCTGGTAGTACGTGAGCACGATGTCGACCGGGCCCGCAGGCGAGGCGGACCACCAGCTGCAGCACGTCGTACAGGGACCGCAGCAGCAACCAGCCGTGACGATTCCGCTACTCATGGACAGGTGACCTGGAGGGGATTCTGCTCATGGAACCAGTACAGTCCTGCCTCATCGATGTACACGGGCACGATCTCCAGGTTGGGGATTCCCAGCCTCTGGATCACTGCACCCGCCGGGCCGATGTTCCCGCCGTTGTTGGGCACGGTGAACTCGTACTCATTGTACATCGTTCCCGACCGTCCGGCCCCTCCCACCTCGTTAAAGGTGTAAAGCCAGTACTTTCTTCCGTTGGCTGGCACCGTGCTCGGCCCAGCGGCGTTCACGATCTCCGCCTTGAAGACGCTGTGCGACAACCCGTATCCGCAGTCGCAGCCCTTGCCCCCGCCCCCAGGCTCGGTGACTCCGCACGAATCCGCAAGGCACTCGTCGATCCCGTAGTACTGGCCGTTTGGATCCTGCAGGCACTTGCCGCTCACGCACGAGTACCTGAGCCTCTCCTCCGGGCCAACCGGCGGCTCGGTCCCCGGATTGGGAACAGTGGGGGTGGGCGGATTCGAGATCAGGTTGAAGATCATCGCCCCTGGGTCGCCGAGTCCATTCGGGCCCATCAGGAACGTGTTGGTGGCAGGAGACGGCCCGGTCTGTGCCGACGCATCCCCGGGCGACGAGTACGCCGTAGCGCCGATCATCCGCATTCCCGGCACGACCGTGCGGACCTGGAAGCCTTCGATGAACCGCTGCGTGACCGGTCCCGCGAAGCTCGGGAGGATCAACTCGAACTCGCGGTTCGCGTCATTCAGTTGTTCCGGGTTGCCGCTCACGCCAACCGCACCCAGCTAAGGTGCGTGGCCAGATCGGCCGTCGGGAAAGTACCATCCCCGGTTTCGACTTGAATAGTGGCGGTGTGCGACGAAAGGCAGGCCACGCGGAAATTGGGGGCAGAGGCAGCTGTATAGATGGCCGTCAGCGTCAGGGTGACGAACCCGTTGCCGCTCGTCTTAGCGTGGGAGATTCCTGCAACACCATGATCCCGAAGAGTTGCCGTCAAGGCGTAATTACCGTTGTGGTTGGCCACCACTTGAACCGTGATGAGGTATGTGCCCGCACTACCAGGAGCGGCAGTGAGATCAGTCAGAGTTGTATCGCTGTTAGCCGTCAATGCGACGGGGGACGTGAGGACCGTTTGGCCTCTTGTCAAACCGGTGCTTTGAACAAGGCCTGTTGCGTCGGTTCCCAGCAGGTAGCTGGACGGCAGATCGGTGATCTTCACGCCGTCGTTGGCCTCGACCACTCGCTCGAACTGAGCCTTGGTTCCGCTGATCAAGGCGTTGAGCCTGTAGCTATTCGCCGCGCCTCCGCTGTCGCCGAACTCGCAGCCCAGGTCCTTGGTGACGCTGAACCAGTACAGGCCGGCGCCCGTCGCGTGGTTCTGGTTCGACATCGTCGGCTTGATGCTCGTCAGGTTGATCGGGTTTCCAGCCGTCGCTGTTGTCGACACCGTGATGGCGCTGGCCGAGTTCACGGAAAGACCTGCCGAACTCAGAGATCCGGTCGTGGTGATCGGCCCAGTGGCATCGATGGCACCGACCCGAAGTCCTGACCCGTAGATCTCCACCCCCACTGATTGGAATGGGAATGTGCCAAAGAGGGTGCTTCGGATTCCCCCAACCGTTTCACTCAAGAGGTTGGTGAAGGTGAACTCGGGGCGGACGGGGACCATGGTCAGGTCGCGGTTGTTGACCCACATCCTGCCGGTGTTCGTGCACGTGATGATCTCTCCGGCAACGCTGGAGGCGACCGTCGGGGTCGGCGCAGCCGTCGTTGCAGGCGTGAACTTCTTGGGGATGATCGGGCCTTCGATGGTCATGATGTCACTCCGGGAGCTGGATGGCCTGGACCCGCTCGAGCAGGCGGTCCATCTCGTTGACAAGGACGAGGTCGGTGTGCTGGCGCTTGGCGTGGACCAACGGCTTCATCTCGAAGCCAGTGGCCTCGGTGTACTGGCGGATGTTGATCGGGTTCGGTGCAGACCCCCACTGACCTGGTGCCGAGAGCTCTCCGTAGAACCCGGCGGGGGAGTAGAACGATCCGCCCGTGTAGACGTGGGACGCCACCAGGCCCATGATCCCGTCGCCGGCCGCAGGGCTTGACGGAGGCCTGATCTCGGCGAGGAGGAAGCTTCCGGAATCGTGGAGGAAGAACTGCACGATCGCGGTGGCTGATCCGTCGGGCAGCATCGACTGGACCGTAAGGCGCTCCTGGGATGTCCCGGACACGGAGGAGTAGCCGACGCTCGACGAAACGGTCTTCATCCTGATGATCTTCATCGTGGAGTCGATCAGCCACATCGTGGCGTTCGGCGCCAGGTTCAGGAAGTCCACGACCTGCAGCGGCTCGAACGAGAGGGTTCCTTCGAGCTCCGACAGGAGAACGTCCGCATCCGTAGACAGTGGGGGTGTGGTGTTGACGCCGTACGGTGCAATGACCTGGGTGGTCTCGAAGGAGTCGGAGATGTTGTTGTTGGCGTCCATCCACTTGAACGCCGTCAGCTTGTCGTTCAGGTTGTTGGGCGTCCACACAGTCCCGGACCATTTCTGTGCGGGATTGCGGACTGCAGACACGGTGCGGCCGTAACAGTGGGCACAGGTGAACAAGTGCTTGCGGGTGATGGCCAGGAACGCCATCGGGTAGCAGTTGTTGTAGACCCACTTGTTGGCGGGATCGTTCGGGTCGTTGTACTGGAAGTAGGAGGCGCTCAGGTTGATGTTGGAGGCGTATCGCTTCCGCAGAGAGATGCCCTGCAGTGACCGGCGGTAGCCGTACAGCGGTGATCCTGGGTTCCAGGCAATCGGGCTTTCGACCACGGTGGAGCCACCGCTGTGCACGATGGTCTCAGGCCCGTAGAGCCAGAGATCCTGGGAAGCCGCCGAGTATGGGTAGCCGATGAGAGCCATTAGCTCCAGGTTCCTCCGTCGATTCCCCCGGTCGCCAAAGCTTCCACGTTGGTCTCGAGGCTTTCGAGGAGCGCGAGGATCTGGGCCTGGGTGGTCTGGCTGGCCACGTCCTCGCAGTCGCAGGCCGCAGTGCCTCCGACTCCGCCGCCGATCGTGGGTGTGCTGGTGGCGGCAGCAGGTCCGACGTAGAAGGCCGGATGGGTGTCGATGGTCGGGCTGGCGAAGTACTTGCCGGTGCGGCCATTCATGTTGGCCAGCGTGTCGTGCGACGTTTTGATCGCCTGCTTGTACGCCAGCATCAACGACTGCATGTGGGCCTGGTTGATCTTGCGGCCCACGCCCGCGCGCATGGCCGCGCTGATTGAGACCGCGTCGATCATCGGTTCCAGCAGGAACGGAACCACCTCGTAGCTGTAGAGGCCAGCTGCGTTGAGGAACGCGATGTTGGGCGTCAGCACCTGCAGGGTGGAGTCGTGGTTGCGGATGGTGATTTCGTCGGTCACGTTGCCGAACACGCGGACGTAGCAACCCTGGTAGGAGTTCGGGCGCTTGTCGATGCTGCCGAGCGTCGGCGTCGTGTCCATCGTGAACGTGCCGTTCGAGTTCAGGGAACCCGTGAGCGTCGAACAGTAGTGGCACATCACGTCGCCGCTCGGCACGAACACCACCGTGAATGTCCGGGTCGAATCAATGGCCGGCTGGAACACGATGGCGTTGCCCTGGATGGACCAGTTCGGACCATGCAGGTTGAACTGGTTTCGGGGCCGGAGGTCCTCCACGAACAGACCGGTGACCGCTTCCACGACTCCGATGCGGATGACCTGCGCGACCGCTGGCGGGAGCCGGTAGTGCGTTGTTCCGGGGGTGACCGTGATGTCGAAGGACGAAAGGATCTGGGCTTCCGACATCTGCGAGACGCGCGACATCACGTCGGTCATCGCGCTCGGCAGGAAGAACCGCACCAGGTAGTTGTCGTCGTACTTGGCGTCGAGATCCGGATCGTCGAGGTAATGCCGGACCTTCTCGCAGTACGTCTTGATGATGGAGCCTGATGAGTGCATGGTTCAGCTCGTGGAGATGATCTTGCCGGAAGCGGCCCAGGTCAGCAGTTCGCGCATCTGGTCCAGCTCGGGTCCCTCGTCCGGTACATCCTCAAGACTCAGTTTGTCAGCGGCCTCGTCCAGTCCCCTGGTCCGAAGCACCTTCTCCATGTCATCCAGCATGGTCTTCCGATCCAGCAGCGCCGACTGCTTGTCACTGTACTTCTTAAGCCGGTTGCGCTTCATCTCGTCAATCATCTCCGCCTCCGGCTTGCAGCGCCACAGCAGCCACTCCATCTCCGGAAGATCCGGCGGGTTCTGTCCTGGAGGACCGGAGAAGATGCAGAGCTCAGTGGCCACCGCCATTCCCTGACCGAACACCTTCGGCTTGATCGACCACTGCGCCAGACCGAACTTCCCGGTCTTGCGGTGCCGGTACACGAACAGGTCGTCCATCCCTGTCTTCTGCTTCAGGGCCGACAGCCAGGGGCACGGGGGTACCAACTCGAACCGCTCGGCCGACATCTCGGTTCCGAACAGTAGAGCCGCCGAAATCTCAGCTTCCGACATCGACATGGTTCACTCCAAAGAATAGGGGCCACCCCATTTACGGGATGGCCCCATTGTACCGTCTGGCTCAGGATCAGGCGATGTTGCCGGAGGTCGGCATGTACACGCGATCCTCCGTGATGCCAACGAGCTTCATGCCGTTGACCTGATCGGGGACGAGCTGCATGCGGATGCGGCCCGGCATCTGGCTGGCCTGGGTCACCAGGTTGTCAGAGCCGCTGATGGCGAACATCGGCAGCTGGTTGGTGCTGGTGCCGGTGATGGCGCCCGCGACGAACTCGAACGGAACGTAGGCGTCCGCCTGGCTCATCTTGGACAGTCCAGCCGGGCTCGGCGGGATGTACTTCTTCCAGTTCTTGCCGCCCAGCTTGATGCCGTAGAGGGTGCCGCCCTCGACGTAGCGCGAGGTCGAACCCTTGTAGGTCTTGCCCTCGAAGCTGAAGCTGAAGCCGTCGGCCTGGCCCTCGTTGGTGATCGAGGCAGCGCGGTTGGTGCGGTCGATGCGGTACTGACCGATCTTCTGCGCCTCGTACGCCGTCCACACGCCCTCGCTGGCGATGAGCGTGTCGATGGTGTTGCCGTTCGGCTCGAACGCCGAGTGAACGCGCTGGAGGTAGCGCTTGAGGTTGTACTCCGTGAGCACGCCGGCCACGTCGTACTTGAAGCTCTTGAACTCCGGACGCTCGTTCACGTCGATGAAGTCGACCGAGTCAGCCTCTGCGCCCAGCAGCTTGGCTCCGTCCGTATTGGTCTCGTTGCCGTTCTTGAGCCAGCTGTTGATGCCGGCGATGCCCGAGAACGTGTTCGATCCGGCATTGCTGCCGTTGATCGTGGTGTTCGCGTACACGACCGCCATCGAGTCAAAGTCGGTCTCTGCCGTCCAGCTGGTCGGAACTGCGCCCGAGCCGACCGCCGCCGGCGAAGCAGACTTGTCGAAGAAATCGGTGTAGACATCGTTGGGGGTGACAAGGGTGACGCGGTTCTGCAGCGCATCCACGTTCTCCACGATCAGCTGACGACGGCTGGTGCGGGTCTGAGAACCGATGGTTCCGGTGGAATCATTGGAGCGGACGCCAGTCGCCGGAACGATGAGGTCCACGCGCTGGCCACGGGTGAACCGGTGGGTCTCGAAGTTCGCCGGATTGAAGCGGATCTTCCAGTGGGTCGCCACGTTTCCCGCACTCGCGACTCGGATCACTTCGGCGTTCGAGGTGGTGCAGAGCCGGTACGAGCTGTTCTGGCTCAGGTACCAGTAGTTGCAGAGGGTGTGCGCCATGTTGCGGGCGAACGCCGTCAGCTTCGGGGCGACGACCTGATCGATGAGCGCCGGGGTCGCGTCAGCCTGCTTCTCACCGAGGGTGATCATCAGGTTGGTGACGAGCGACTTCATCGGAATCGCAAGCCGGTACGCGGTGGCGTTCGGACCCTCGCGCGGGCTCGGGTACGCCTGGTTCGTGTTCTGGGTGTGCATCAGCTGGCCGAGCGAGGTCGTGGTGTCACCGTAGAGATCCTGCTCGCCGTATGGACGACCCGGATCGATGACGCCGGTCAGGCTGCCCATGAAGAGCTTGGTGATCTTGAGGTCACGTCCCATGTCGCCGGAGTTGCCGACGCCCTGGCTGGTGACGACGCTGTCACGCCAGACCGGGTCGAGGCCCGCAAGGAACACCTTGAGGGACTTGTTGAGGACTTCCTGAATGCGGTTGGACTGCCGGTCGAAGATCGAGCCGGTTGTTGCGAATGGCATGTGTGTTGCCCTTTATTTCAGATTGCGGATTCACCGGGAGACGACGCCAAGGCCCGCTTGATGGTGTCCGAGGCGAATGCCTTGACATCCGACTCAACGTCGGTCAAGGACATCCCAGCCTTGTACTCTGGAGCGGGGATTGGCTTGGAGCGCAGAATCTCCTGCGCGTCGAGTCCAGTGACCGTTTCCGACGACCGACCGAGCTTGTCGATGTCGCCGATTACCGACCGGAATGTGCCCACGACGGGCTCTACTGCCTTCTCGACCTCCTCGGACATCCATGAGTCCTCGAAGGTTCCCGCAGTGGCACGACGAGCCTGCATGCGCTCCAGAGCGCGCTGCTCGAGTTGTGCTCGAAGCGTCTGCTCTGCCTGCTTCACGCCTTCGTCGCCCCGAGTACTGCGGGCGCTCTCGATAAGCCTCTGGAAGTCCGCATTGCTTTTCAACGCGGTATCCAGTTGGCGGTTCAGGTTTTCGCGGAGCTCGCGCACCCGCATCTTGTGGAGCTCAGCCCGCTGGGCCTCGAGCTCCTGCCGAAGGATCTGTTCACGTTCTGCGGTCATGGTGTCCTCTTGTTCACCCCCACTGGAATCTTCGATGTCGTCGTTCTCGTCCGGCAGGTCGGGAAGCTCGATCTCCTCGACTTCCTCCGGTTCCGGTTTCGGGGTGGGTGCCTGGCGGGTGGCCTCCAGGTACTTGCCGATCTGTTCGTCTTCGTAGCCCAGGTTCTCGAGCACGTTGCGGATTGCGTTCTCGCGGCGGTCCTGGGTGATGCCCGCCTGGAACAAGACGCCGACCTCCTGCAGATCCTTCTGCAGGGTGTCGTTGATCTCGACGGCCTCCTGCAGGTCCTTCCGGTTCTGCATGAGATCCGCCAGCGTGACCTCGGTTCCGTCTTCGAGCGTGATCTTCGTCGTGGGGTCCATTTACATCCCTTGCATCTGTGGGCCAGGAGCCTGCTGCTGCATCCCCTGGAGCTGGGCCATCTGCTGATCCAGCCGCCCCAGCATAGCCATATCGTCTGGATTGGGAAGGGCGTTCGGAAGTACCAAGCCCATAAAGCTCATCAGCGTCTTGTGGTACTCGATGAAGGCGTTCTGCACCTCGGCCGATGCAACCGCCATCGTCGGTCCCGCCATGAAGGAGTTGAGCACCCGGATCTGCATCTCGGGCTTCGTGGTCTGCGGCGTCAGCACCACCTGCCCCGGGCTCTTGCCGTCACCGTACAGGAGCAGGCAGTTCCGCACAACCGACTCGTAGGCCGACTGGTGCTCGTCGGTCCACATCGCGAAGTCCAGGCCCTCCTTCAGCGCAAAGAGCATGAAGGTGTCCGGGTCGATCTGGAACTGCTGCTGGAGCTGGAGGGCCTCCTGCTTGCGGGCCACCTTGCTCCGGGGGTTGATGTCCTTGATCTTGAACGACAGCTGCCCGAGCGACGGCAGCGGATTCTGCTCGAAGCTGACGGCCATGGTCTCGGGGTCAACCACGACGCCCGCGAGGTCCAGGGTCAGCTGGTCCACCGTGAACGTCTTCGGGCTGAACACAACCTCGCGCACCGTGCCGGCCAGCACCGCCCGGTAGCAATCGCCCCACGCCTGCTGCACACCGGCAGTGGGGGTGTTCATGGCGCGGTTCACCTGCTCGTCCAGGAACTGCAGGCCCGTGGCGGAGTCGACGCGGCCCTTCTCCGCGATCAGATCGCGGATCGGGTTGAGGCGGTCGATCTGCTGGACCGCGAATGCGCTGATCTTGCCGGGCACGTCGCCGGAGTTGAACGGCGTGATGTTGAAGGGACGGAAGCCCTCGCTGATCGGATCCGGTTCCCACGGGAACACCCGGAGCCCCTTGCCCACGTCGCGCAGCATCGTGTTCGCGTTGAACGAGCCGTGCGGCAGCACGAGGACGCCGTAACGGTCGATGTCGTGCACGTTCTTGAAGAGCTGCTTCTGAAGCTTCTCGGCTTCGCGGCACAGCGGGAACAGCAGGTCGAAGACACCGGCGCCGTGGAACGTGCCGTTCTCCATGAACCTGGCGAACCCAATCGGGCAGTAGACCTCCCGGCCCTCCAGGTCCTCGTCGTGGATCACGTACTCGCCGCTCGTCACGACGTAGCGGGTCACGGTGTCGCGGGGTCCCTTGAGCCAGAGCTCGCGGACCTTGACGACCTCGATCGCGTCGTACTTCGGATCCGAGCCCACGACCTTGCTGTCGGAGTACTCCACGTTGGAACCCATGGTGTACTCGTTGGCGGTCTGCTGCTCGAAGGTCTCGCCCGGCTTGATCGTGAAGTACTCCAGGCGGTCCTTGTTGCGGGTCACCTTCGGGCCGAACACGTCCTTCAGGTACTCCATGGAGACCATGCGCTGGCGCAGGAGGCCGCGCTGCTTCGTGTAGTCCTGGGTCAGGCTCGGGAACGGGAACAACTCCATCGGGTGCACGACCTCAAGGTCGGCGGTCATGCCTACCGTGGGGTGGTTGACCATGTGGCCGGTGATGCCGCAGGAGCCCAGGAGCGCGAAGATGTGATTGAACTGCGGGACCACGCGCTGGAGCTGGTGCTCCGAGACCACCTGGTCCAGCATGATCTGCGCGATCGACCGCTGGCGGATCGAGCTCAGCGAGGACCCGACGCGCTGCACCAGCGGCCTGTAGTCCAGCGAAGACAGGCGGCCGGAGATCTTGTCGACCGCGCTCAGGAGCTCCGAGGACTGGAACTCCATCTTCTCCTCGTCGTCGAGGTACGAGTAGCGGACGGTGCCGCTGACCGGATCGAAGACATCAAACTGACGGGCCCCCATCATGTAGTACAGGGCCACCAGCCACGTCGCCCGGCGGTACGACAGGCGGTTCTGCTCCCGTTCGCAGTGCTCGTCGATGATCCGAGCCAGCATCATCGGGTCTTTGGTCAGCTTGATCGGGTCGGTTGACATGTTTTACCTGGGCCTTCTTGGCCGCATATCCACCAGGGATCATGCGGACGGATTCCTTGACGGGAACATACTGCACGACGGTATCACGGGCCGGCGTGTCCACCCCCACTGAATCGAGTGGGCGGACCTGGACGGAGGGATGCCGGGGACCGTTGCCGTAGTAGGAGAGGCAGAGGATCCCTAACCAAGAATCGGAGATTGTGACGGTCTGACCCACCCCGCGATCCAACGGCGGTTCCTTCTCGACGGAAGCGCCGAAGTACCAGCGGGCCATCGCGTCGAACAGGGACTGGGAGACCGTGTTCTCAGATCTTGTTTGTCTTTGTGGTTGTTGGGTGTGGGGTTCGTGCATCCAAGATCTCGTGGATCTGCTGGGCGGTCAGGCTGTCGATATTGAGGCCTTCGCCGATGTGCCGGCCGTTGTCGAAGAAGTCGCCGTCCCGCAGGCGCTCGAACAGGCTCTTGTCGGCTGCGGCTCCTGGGGGCTTGGCCAGACGGCCCCGCAGGACGAACTGGGACATGGCGACGGCGTCGATGCAGTCGTCCTTCTCAAGGCCGCCGTCCTGGGCCTCGGGGTTGAACGACTCCACCTGGTCGAAGAGGTGGCGCCACGGCAGCTGGGACCGGCGCCAAAGGGGCAACTTGATCTTGCCGTGCTCGAACCGGAACTGGAGGCCGGCGATCTTGTCCTGCTTCTCCGCCATGCCGGGGTTCAGCTTGACGATCTTGGGCAGGTGGGCCACGCCGGCCATGTCGTTGGCGCGGGTGGAGACGATGGACTGGAGCGCGTTGTAGAGCGAGACGCCCTGGCGGATGGCCTCGGGGTGTACAGTGGGGCAGCGCCAACGGTCGGCCATCTCGAAGGTGGCCCGGACCAGCTCAGACTCCTGGCCCTGGCGGGCCCAGAGGTCGAGGACGAACAGGTCGTTCTGCGGGGTGACGGCCATCAGGCACACGACCTTGAAGTCGGAGTCGCTGCCGGACGTGTGCGAGGTGTCCGAGGTCATGAAGGTGCGGCAGTAGGACCTAAGGAAGTCCTGGATCGGCATCCTCCGAAGCTCGTGGTTCTCGCCGTTCCGCTCGTACCAGCAGATGTGCGTAGTGGAGGACAGCGGCTGATCGAGATGGTCGTCGATCTCCTCGTACCACCAGCCGTGCTTCTGCTGGTCGAGTTCGCCGAAGAACGAGTCGGTGCCGTCGCCGGGGGACGCCATGTACTCGGAGGCGAAGTTGGAGCTACCGATGGTCTCGCGGATCTCCTCCAGCGACAGGGCCTCCTTGAAGCGGGGGCGGGTCTTGGCTTTCTCGAGACGCTCCTCCCGGGAGGTGGGCCACATGTCCGGCCAGCACGACATCAGCTTGCCATCGTCCTCGATCGCAGCGGGGATCACGAGACGGGCCCAGCGGTTGAAGCGGGCGTCCTTGGCAAGAAGGCCTTCGGGGGTGTCTTCGGTCTGCATCGCATGCCACAGGTAGTGGCGCTTCGACACGAACGTGCCGACCCAGTCCACGCCGGTGTCAGGGCGCGTGACCATCGGGATCACGATCTTGAAGAGGAGCTCGTCCATGTAGGCGCGGAGCACCGACATCGGAGTCGAGGACTTGGGATCGTACTCGGGGTCGTCCAGCCGGTAGCGACGGGGACGGCCACCACGCTGCTTCGACGAGGCACTCAGGAGCCGGAGCCAGGACCCGTTGTTGAGGATCATGTGCTCGGTGCTGAAGGAGCCTTCGCCGCGGCGTGGAACGATGCGCCCATCGAACTCGGGTGAGAAGTCGTCGTGGATCCGCTGGTTGTGAATCAGCTGGCGCTTGATGCGCTCACCGACCTCGCGCGCGTTCGGGTGCGTGGAGGTCGCGTACACGAAGGAGTAGGCCGGCCGCGTGATCAGGCGGAGCAGCATGTCCTTGCAGTTCAGGTAGGATTTCGCGGAACCACGGGGAGCGACGGCCGCCGTCAAGCGGTACGAGGCCCACTGCCGCAGCAGCACCCAGTGGAAGTCCGGGGTCTCCAGGGGCGTGTCGTCGTAGAAGAGCGGGTTGAAGTCGGCGTCGTCATCGGGCCAGAGGTAGTAGCGGTCGAACCACCACACGGAAGCCACGAGGTTGTTGCCACGGACCTCGAGATCGTCCTCGTGAAGAAGCCACTGGCGGCAAGCGTTGACCCGAGCCAGACGCTGACCATCCTTGGTGAGGGTGTCGTAGTCCGGCGGTAGCGGGTAGTTGTCGTTGCCTTGCTCCCGGCTCTGGATCCGCTTGATCTCCATCACTCGGGCTCCGGCCGGTACAGGATCAGCGGAGTCCCGGGGCCGACGTAGGCGCACTCGATGTTGAAGCTGAAGAACTCGGAGGCGTCCTCGTAGCCCATGTCCTTCGACAGGATCTCGATGATGCGCTCGGCGTCGTACACGACCAGGGCGGGAGACCCCCACTGAATCGCGTAGCCGATGATGGCGTCGTCCATGCCGTCGATGAACATCGCGGCCGGGTTGATGTTCTCGATCTCTTCCTTGATGGCGGGAACGTACGAGACCTTTCGGATCATCTGGCGGAGACGCTTGATCGTCTCGATGGCCTCGTCGATGGTCGAATGGTCGTCAGACGGGTAGTACTCCCTCATCACTTCCAGGCGGTGTTCGATGTCTCCCACGGGCATGTTCCCTCCTCTCGAGATCAATGGTTGATAGTGTCAGCCCGATGCGGACCATGTCGGCGAGACTGTGGTAACGACCGGTGGAATCGCTGTACTTGGCGCAGAGCGACCGCAGATCCCGATGGGTTTGCTCGTCGACCCTCAGGGTCCTACTGGGGGCCCGAGGCACGGATGGCCCCCTCTGCGTAGAGCTGCGATGACGCCAGGAAGCAGAGCGCCGCAAACAGGTTGGTGGGATTGACGGCGGCGGGGGAATGGACCCAGAGGCGGGAAGCCACCTCGCGCCACTTCTCCTTGAGCCGGGACCCGTCGGAGACGCAGAGTTCATTGCGGATCTCGCGTCCGAAGTCGGACGCCCGTCCAACCACGCGGTCAAGCTCGATGATGCCGATGTCCTCCAGCGGAATCGCCCCCCACGAAGCGAAGTCCTCGTTACGCATCTGCTGCAGGCGCTGCTCCAGATGATCCAGGGTCTGCGGGTGGAAGGACCCGTTTCGCGATCCCCGAATTGCCGGGGAGGTTGAATCCTCGGACCTGGGAGAGGAGCCGGGATTCTGAGCGGGTCTGCTCGATGAGGGTTCCGTCTTCTTCATGGGATACCATTCTAACCGATCCGGTCGAGATCATGCCGTTCACTTCCGCAATTTCTCGTGTACGCCTATGCAATCTTTGCAGGGCGGCAAGTCTCGTGTTGTCCTCGAGCGAGTTGCGGGCGATGTCGATGTACATCGCGAACTCCTCCTCGATGTCGAATCCCGATCGCCTGATGGCCGCAGCCGCCCCGTCGATCGAGAACATCGAACGGATCACGTCCTCGCCGTTCTCGATCTGTTCCTTGGGCTTAGACATCTGAATCCTCTCTCGTGAACCCGGTGACTGCAAGGCCGGCGGCCAGTGCTGTTACCAGGAACATCGGAATATTTGGCGCAGTGCGTCCCAGCTGCTTCAACACTTGAGCGGTTCCCTGCTCCAGCCGCTTGAGGTTCGTCGCGCGCGCGGGCACTCCCTCGCTCATGGTCTTGGTCACAGGATTGACCACGCTCTTGACTCCGCCCTCCGCAGCAAGCGTCGCCTTCGATGCCCGTCTCGGGGCTTGGAAGGTCTTCTGGCTCCGGACCCACTGGATCAAGTATTCGTCAACGCCTCGCTTCATGTCTTGGAAGCGCAGGCGAACGTACTCCGCCCGAGGATGTCCGTCTTTGATCGCACTGAGAGCCGTTTCGCGAATGTCCTTGCGAACTGCGTCCAGATGCCGAGTTCCGAACGGCTCCATACCCTGGCGGAACGTCTTCTTGAAGGAGTTGTTCACGGACTCCTGGATCACGTCCTTGGGCACATTGATCTTGGGCATCTTGAGCCCAGGAGTCTGGCTCGGAGGATCCTGATTGAAGACATCGTCGAGGAAGCTTTCAAGCGCGTTGCGATAAGCCACTGATGCTTCGCGGAACTTAGCCTTGGAAGACGTGGCCTTGGCCAGTTGCAACTCTGATTGGGCGACACGCTCGCGGTCAGCCATCACCCCCTCGACCAGCTTGCGGCTGAACGGGTTGAGAGGCTGACCCTTGTTGATGAACTGCTCCTCGAACTGGACCCCGAAGATGTCGGTGTCGCTCTTGAGGCCGAGGCCGGCGAGCAAGTGACCCTGGCCCTTGGTTCCAAAGCCAAGCTCAAGTCCACGGACGTGCTCGGATAGTGGTGCACCCATCACGTACGCTGGGTCTGGACGGGCCACCTGAAGACCCAGGCGCGCAGCGTGGCGACCGACGGAACGGTCAGCTACCTGGCGGGTGAGGTCCATGGACGCGGATTCCGGCGGCAGATTGCGGCCCATCAGGTAAGCCATGATCATGTGGGCATCACGGACATTGAGCTCTGAGGTGGCGACGTTTGGATTTGCCAGGCCCATCCGAATGGTCGTGCCAAGTCCTTGGGTTCCGAACTGGCGCAGGGCGTGACCCAGGGTCGAGACCTGCCGCTCGAACTCTCGGGCATGGCGCTGCTTGAGAGCTGGCATGGCCGCGCGAGCCTTCTCCAGGCTGTCCTGAGTGCGGCGCAACTCGTCCATGTACTCGGGGCTGTCGACGCGCCCGAACCACGGGACGATCCGCGATTCCAGGATCGGAAGGTCCGGATCAAGCTTGATCCGAGTGCCCTGTCCGAAACCGGACCTGGACATCGGCGTCACATCTAGGGCATACTGGAAGTTCTGTTCCAGCTCCGGCAGCAAGGTGGTTGCCTTCGTGCGCGCCTGCCTGCGGAGGAGCTGCGGATTGGGGTACTTGAAACCCTCCTTGGGGAGGAACATCTCCCCCGGCCGAACCGGACGATCAAGCGATAGCTGATTCAGATCATCCGGTTCGGCCATGGGTCACCCTCACTTCTTGGGGGCGGGCTTCGCCTTGGCGCGCATGGCGGCGAACGGGTTCTTCTTGGCGGCGCCCTTGGACGGCTTGCCCTTGGCTGCGGCCTTCATCATCATCTTGTTCTTCATGACACTCTCCTGGTTGGTTCCGCAACAGGCGGAACATGTTGATCAGATTGTAACTAGTCTCCGCCGGGAAGCAAGATCGACAACTTGATCTCCATCTGCTTCGCGGCTTCCTTCTCGGCCTCGCACTCCTCGCAACCGTAGCCGCACTCCTCGCACTCGCCCTCCTCGTCCAGCTTCTCGCCGCACTCAGGGCACTTCTTGGGCGCGTACTTGGAAGGCTTCTTCGGCTTCGCATTCAGTGGGGGTAGCATGTCAGCAGTTCCAGGCCCGAAGGCTCTTGTTGATGCGGGAGTTCGGATCGTTCGCGGTCTTGGAGCTCGTGAGCTTCTTCTTCATGCCGCGCATTCGGGCGCAGAAGCTGTTGCGCCGGGGGCCGCCCTCGGGCTGCGGCGCCTTGAGGTTGCCGCCGGTCGCCTTGTTGTAGGCCGACCGGCCGGCCTCGCTGAGCCCGCCCTTTGGGTTCTTGTGGACCGCCTTGAAGTCGAACCGCTTCTTCTTTGCAGCCATCACTTGCTCCGCTTCTTGGGGGCCTTCTTCGGGAGGGACTTCATGTTGGGCGTTTCCTTCGCCCACTTCTTGGCGGTCTTCGGCATCTTCGAGAACATGTAGCCCTGCTGGGCCTTCGACTTGAACGGCATGTCAGGTCCTGGGGTTGAGGAGGTTGAGCATACGGCGGGCGGCGTCACGGGACTCGTCGATGGTGCGCTGCTCGAGTTCGATGCCGTCCATGACGCGGGCCTTGTTGATCTCCTCGATAAGCATCGGGAGATTCTTCTCGATGTACTCGCGGGTCACGGAAGTTGCCTGGTGACGGGCGGGCTTTCGGCCCTTCGAGATCTGCTCGCAGCCCGGCACGAGGAAGTCCGGTTGGCCGAAGCGGCAAGCGGCCCACATGCCGATCCGGAACATGTGGAGGTTCACGAGCCAGTCCTCGTGGATGTGCAGCATGGGTACGCCCAGCTGCCGGCACAGGCGACGGAACCCCTTCGGAGTCATCTGGAGCTCGTCACAGAACCGAGACTCATGGACCCACCGGAGTCCGCCGCCGAGGCTGAAGGACATGCCCTTGCGCTTCTTGCTCACTTCTTCCTCCGCAGCACAAAGGCTCGTGGACCACTCAGGGACTCATTCTCTACCACCTGCTCTTCAACAGCACCGAGCTTGCGCCAGACCTTGAGTGCGTTCGGCATGGACCCTGCTTCCTTGGATGTCCCCGAGGATCCGATGTCGACATACTTGGAGACCTCCTTCAAGAATGCCGGGTAAAGACCTTTGTTCTGTTCGTAATGGTACAGGTTCACCCCTGGCCAAGAAGGCTGGTACATCCTGTTGGCTGGGTTCCACACAAAAACAATCTGCCCCCCCATTTTTCCGGTCTCTGGATTGACGACACCGTAAGCCAGCATTCCTTCGGCACGGGCTTCCGGCGTACCCATCATGCGAACCGCTTTGAAACCTTGCGGAAGCGGGATGGTCAAAGGTATCTGGGAGGCTTCCTTAGGTACGGGGGCTGGGCTGTTGGACCCAGCCCCTACTGAGGGTTTGCCTTGGATTCCTTGGTGGGGAGCAGGCCCTGCAGGTACTCAAGAACGTCGGAGTCGGTGACCTGGCCCTTGCGGTCCTTGGCAAGGAGTGCACGGGTATCCTCGACGACCTTGGTTCCGTAGGCCTTGAGGGCCTCGGTGACGGACTTGCGGGACTGGGCCTTCTGGCCAGGAGCCGGGGTAGCGCGTGGTTTGACCGTGGTGGCCTGTACCGTGTTGCGGCCGACCGTGGTGCCGCTGGGTTCAGCGAGCGGGATCGGAGCTTCAGCTGCCGGTTTCGGTGTTGCCGGCTTGGCAACTTGAGCAAGAGCCGTTTCGGTGGCCGGAGCCGGGGCGGTAGCGGGCTTGGCTTCGGGGGTGCTGGTGGCAGGCTGGTTGGGCTGGAGAACACCGCGATCGATCAGGTTGTTGATGATGTCGGTGACTCGATCCTGTTCCCGGAGCTCGCGAACACGGGCGTCTGACCTACGGACACGCATCTGGCCCTCGGCTGCGGCAGTGCCTGGGCCCTGCTCTCTTCCGGTGGGAGACGCCGGAACACGACCGCCTTGCTCAGTGCGGCGCTGGGCCGTGGGGTTGTTGATGTCCCCCGGAACATTCTTGACCCTGACGGTCGGAGCCGTGAAGCTTTCGTCGGCCGTCTGCACAGGGCCGATGGGGCGCATTGGTCCCTGGCGGGGTCCACCGGTGTTTGTCGGCAGATCGCGGGGCGTGACGCCCGGCATGGCCTGAGGCGCCGGCATGTCCATGACCTGGCCAGGGTTTCCAGGGATCACTGTCACAGGCTTGGCGGGACGGCCTGGGGTGACATCCATCACGTTGGGGTTCATTGCGCCAGGTCCACGGAACGTCGGCGGGGTCTGGCCGCGGAGGGTGGGGTTGTCGATGACGCGGGTGCCGGGGGCCGTCATGTTGGGGGCGGCACTGCCCCGCATGGCGGCGCCAGCACCAAGGGCGTCGAGGAGCGCGCCCTGCATCCCGGCCTGAGCCTCGCGGGCCTGGATCATGCGGAGCTGTTCCGGGGTGGTTGCCATGGCTCGCTCACGGGCGATGGCGTCGGCCGGCAGGCTGGTACCGAGAAGGCCGCCGGGGCCAGCGATCGTCTGAAGCACTGGGTTCTGGGTCAGGTCGGTGAATCCCTGGGCCAGGTTGTTGAAGCCGTCCATGGAGAAGAACGACGCCGGAGGATTCAGCCGGTCGATCTCCGCAGCCTGTTCCGGGGTGACCTTCGGAGGCTGACCCAGATTGACGTTCAGCTGCTGGTTCTGCTCGATCATCTTCTGGAGCGCAGCCTTCTGCTGCTCGGGCGGAAGCGCTTGCAGCCCGTCGTAAAGCGAAGCAAGCTGCTGCGGGGTGGCGCCGCGCATGAGTTCGCCGAGCTGGTCGATGCCCAGGTTGCCCGGGGCGACGTTGCCGGAGTAAAGGTTGGAGATGACCTTGTTGACGCCGGGATCCAGACCGTAGCGCTGGGGCGGTTCAGGCATGCCACCCCCACTGGTCTGGGGTGCTGCGGCTGGGGCGGCGACAGCGGAGAGCTGAGCAGTGGGGGTACGAGCCATACCCGCCTGAAGCAGGTCGATCGTACGCAAGATGGCGGTGTCCAGCCAGCTAGGCTGGGTAGGAGCTGGCGTGGTGGGAGTCGGAAGACGGTCGGCGGCTGCGCGCTGTGCGTCGTTCGCGGCCATCTGTTCGGCCATCGCGGCGCGATCTGCGGGGCCCGGGATGTTGACAGCCGGAGGCTTTGGTGTAGAATCGAACAACGAAGTCAAGCGCTTTGTCGATTCGTCTAAGATCGCACCAGCTCGTTCGTCGGCGTAGTTCTCACGTGCAAGTCGTTCGCTCCGCAGCTGTTCGCCGCGCTTCTTCCTGATCCCCTTGTTTTCGATGGCATTGATCCGGCCGAGCTGGTTGTTGTAGCGCTCCAGTGCGCGCTTCTGCTCGAGCGGGGTGACTTGGTTGCCTTGTTGTGAACGCTGCGAGAAGCCGGCCAGTTCGGCGTCGTATGCGTCGCGGGCAGCCTTGCGCTGAGCGTCGAAGGACGTGGCGAGCTGAGGGGTCGGGCGCGACTGGGGAGGCTGCGGAGTCGGAGAAGTAGGAGTCGCAGGTGGCGTGGCAGGCTGTGCCTGCTGCTGGGGCTCGGCCTTCTTGGGCTTCGGGGCTGCCGGCGCGGAAACAGCGGCGTTCCGGGCGATCAACTGGCCCAGGAAGGCGTTCGGATCCCGGAGGTCGGTCTGAAGAAGAGCGTTCTTCTCGCGACCAAAGGGAGTGGAAGGGTTCATGCTGCGAAGCGGCTGGGCCATGGTATCTCCTGCTGGAAGGATAATCAGATGACACTGGGTACACAACAAAACCCGTTGAGAACGACGGAACCAATGAAGGTCGCGAGAGCGATGCTCAAGGTGTGCTTCGAGGACGGCATGGGGCTGAAGGAAGTGCAGGGCCGGCTGTTCGAGTGGTACGGCGGCAAGTGGGTGCAGCGGGACCAGCAGTGGCTAGAGGACGCGGTCTGGCGCTGGACCGAGGATCTGCACGTGAGCGACGACCCGAACGGGCTCGTGGTGGAGCGGTACGGGCCGACGGAGTTCAAGGTGAACGGGATTGTGAGGGCGATGCAGGCCTTGTGCCGGGTCGCGGGGGCGGAGGTTCCGCAGTGGCTGTGCCCGGATTACCGGGACCGGTTGAGCGACCCCCACTGTTCCGTGTCGTTCCGGGACGTGATCGTGGACGTGAAGGCGAGTGCGGAGACGGGGGCTCTGGTGTGTGTGCCCCGGACGCCGGAGTGGTTCGATCCGTGCGTCGTGGACGTGGATCTCGATCCGTTTGTGGAGTGTCCGCGGTGGACAAAGTGCGTAGAGGAGTGGAGCGGCGGAGATACGCTCTGGAAAGAGCTGCTGCAGCGGTGGATGGGCTACTCGATGATGAGTCATCGAAGGTACGCGAAGTGGATGCTGTTTCACGGGAAGATCAGGGCTGGCAAGGGAACGATCAGCACGGTGATGCGGTGGTTGGTGGGCGGGACCGGGTTCGTGGGCACGAGCTTGGACGAGATCGCGGGGAACTTCGGGCTGGATGGGCTGGAGTTCGCGAGGGTGTTGTGCATCTCGGAGGTCAGTGAACTCGATTCCCGGGAGGGCGAGGTGGCGGTGCGGGTCCTGAAGAACGTGCTCGGAAGGGACCCGATCTCGATCAATGCGAAGTACAAGCGGCAGATGCGGAACGTGGTCGTGAACGCGGCGCCGTGGGTCCAGTCGAACGAGATCCCTCAGCTGCCGAACAAGGGCCGTGGTCTGAGCGGGAAGATGCTGGTGCTGCCGTTCGACCGGAGCTTCGAGGGCAAGGAGCAGCACAACCTGATGGACGTGCTGAAGGGTGAGCTGGCGGGGATCGCGTACTGGGCCCTCCGGGGGGCGATCAAGCTGGAGGCGGCTCCGGACGGAGAGAAGTTCACCCCCACTGATGGCGGGATGCGGGTGGTCAAGGACTATCACCTGGCGAACAACCCGTTCGATTACTTCCTGGAGGCCCGGTTCGTCCGGAACAAGGAGGGGGCGGTCGCAAATGATTTGGTGCGGCGGGAGTGGAAGGACTGGTGCAGGGCCAATAACGTGAAGATGCACGTGGCTGACAACCAGCTGATGATGAAAATTGTGGCGGAGAGCAGCTGGGATCTCAGCAGGATCAGGAAAGGTGCCGAAGGTACGCGGGCGTTGGGGGGACTTTCGCTGAAGAAGGACCAAGAGGACGATCTGGGCTGACAGGAAACCGGACTGACAGCTTTCGGCCACAACTATCTCTCTATATATCTCTTACCCCTATCTCTCTCTCTATATCTGTCAGTCTTGTCAGTAGGAGGAAGAAGAGAGAGAAAGGGCCGTTTGGAGCTCGTGGCGCGGGATCGGGTTCCCGGGGCGGTTTCGGGAACCTGTCAGTCCACTTGGCTTGGACCTGTCAGTGGGGGGATTTGACCACAAATTGCCAGACAAAAATGGTCTTTCCCCCGTCGAGTGACACGCCCGCGCGGGGGCTTGGGGGGGTCTGTTCGGTGTCTGTACGGGTGCGTATGGCGGCTTACAGCGTGGGTAGTGCGGGTCGAAGCCGCGGGAAAGCCGCGGTTTGGCGGGGGTCGCGTTGCTGCATGGGGTGAGGGAGTCCTGTCGTCAGGGGGAGTTCCCCTGGGATAGGGACGGCTAAGAAATTGGAGAGTACGCACATGGACCAGTTCACGATCAAGACCGTTGAGACGACCCGCCGCACCAAGAGCGGCAGCCGCATCTGCGCCATCCTGGTGATGCCTGAGGGCTTCGCCGCCGAGCAGCTGCCCAGCGAGGTCGCCAAGGAGTTGACGGGCGACGGTCGTGCCTTCGCCATCGTCGACCGCAACAGCAAGTCGGCGCCCAAGGGCGACATGACCGCCGACCTGTCCGCCATCGTGGCGGCAGCAGTGGCGAAGGCGCTCGCCGACCTGAAGAAGTGACCCACAAGGGACACGGTTCTACGGAGCCGTGTCCCTTTTTTTGTCACCTCCAGACGGTGACGGAACCGCACCCCGTCACCACCCACCCAACCCACCATCGTGGTGCGGCACGAACTCAGGAGACAACATGACGGAAATGAACTACATGATCGCCTCGGTCGTCGAGACCACGAGCAGCACCTTCTCGGCGGAGAACCCGTTCCGCCTGATGCGGGTGACGCAGCTCATCACCCCCATCGCCTTCGCCCGATGGTGGAGCGACGCCAACCGCATCGCCGAACTGTTGGCCAAGGACCACCCCGTCCAACCAGCTGGCAGCAAGGTCGCCGTGGTCGTGTTCGAGATCGAGACCCTGAAGGCGGTCACCACCCACAACGTGGCGACCGAACCCGTGGTGAAGGAGTCGGACTCGGCACTCGGACTCGATCCGTTCGACGGTGTCCCCGCCGACACCAACTGGGTCGACGACGGGTTCAAGTACGCCCCGCCGCCGCCCGACCTGGCCGCCGACCACTTCTGACCGATCCCCCCCCCCACTGCCCCTCCCCCGCTTGACGGCGGGGTGAGGGGTTTCTTTGCGACCCACGTTGGGCTGACTGCACGGTGTCAGCCCAACCCACAATCAAACCCGTGCAGAGACAAACAATGGACAAGCACACCCTGATCATCATCGTCTGCTCCGCCATCCTCGCCACCGGTTTGGTCTTCGCCATCGGGTTCGGCATCCAGTCCATCCAGGACTGGAGCTACCGCCGCAGCAAGGCCCGCGAGGACAAGCTCGCCAAGGACGCCGAGCAGGACGAACGTCTTGCGCTCATCGAGCGCAGCCGCCGTTGACCAGCATCTTTTCCCCCACGCCCTCCCTCCCCTTAACGGGGGAGCGGAGGGTTTCTCTTTCACTCGGTGTTTCATGTCCTTGCAGGGAGCATGACACACCATCCAAATCATCCCTGCGGAGACAGCCGACAATGGACCAGAAGAACAGCACCGAACTCCTCGCCCACTACACCTCTGGGTATCCGTACCTGGCCGAGGACTGCCCCTCTCCCGCCATCTTC